GCTACAACCTTATAGAGTGTGAACCCTATCGGGAGCTTGCGGGTTCTTTGATAGTGAATTGGTGCCCCATTCCTGACTTGAACAGAATTCGCCGGGTTACAAAGCCGGTGCATCACCATAAATGCTTAAAGGGCAGGGAATAGAGCCTGTGAGACGGGAAAGGAGGAGGAAACCGTTCAGCACAGGCGAGGAGGAAAGAGTGTCATGTTGTGGAATCGAACCACCTATCGCTCTGCTGCGAGAGCCCGCTATTCTCGCTTTACTGGCTTACGATCCAGAGAGCCTAAAAGCGTCAACGCGATATACCATTGCACGACATTGGTTGGAGGCGGGGACTCGAACCCCAACAATCGGGTCACAACCGAAAGGCAGCATCCGGGCTACACAATCTCCACACGAATAATGCCAAGCCGGCTGAAAGCACATACGGAGGAATGTTCCGGCTTGGACTTGATTGGAGCAGTTACCGGGGATCGAACCCGGAACACCAGATTGAAAGTCTGGCGATTTAACCAATTAATCTATAACTGCTTTATTTGGTGCATCTGCTTGGTAACGATCCAAGTCCTCTGGAATTTCAACCCAGCGCTTCTACCTAGTTAGCTTCAAATGCATTGTTTGGAGCGGATAGACGGACTTGAACCGACGACGAACTGCTTGGAAGGCAGACGCTCTACCAACTGAGCTATACCCGCTTTAATTGGTCACCCCGGAAGGATTTGAACCTTCGACCTTCTGATTCCAAATCAGACACTCTAACCAGACTGAGCTACGAGGAGATGAATAAGGCCCGTAACGGGCGTTCGACTCTGCTTCTAAAGCGAAGAGTCTCTTTTGTAAATTGGCTGGGACGGCAGGGCTCGAACCTGCGACCTGAGAGTTAACAGCTCCCTGCTCTACCACTGAGCTACATCCCAATAAACTTTGGAGCCGCGTATCGGATTTGAACCGATGTGAGACGGATTTGCAATCCGCCGCCTAAACCTCTCGGCCAACGCGGGCTAAATTCATGAGGTTGTTAACCCGGGCCCCTCCGGGAGATACTGGATCACCTCCTATGGCTTACAGCATCTAATTCAAATCTAGGAGCTATAACGGGCCCGAGCCGGACGATTTATACTGGCTGCCAGTAGCTTATCACAGCTACTCAATTACCCGTGCCAGCTTAGGCGCTTCCCCTTACCGAGATAGGTAGCGACACTGAACCCACCACTTAGGGTTCCTCGGAGTGCAATTTGGTAGCGAGAGGTGGAATCGAACCACTTGTGTTCGGTTATGAGCCGAGTGACAGCGCCAGCCAGTCTTAACGCTCTCGCTATTTGGTGGTCGAAGGAAGGAATTGAACCTCTAGCCTATGGCGTCCGGGTTACAGCCGGATGATAGTAGCCATCTATCTCTACAACGACCTTGTTGGCGACCCATGTCGGATTCGAACCGACGACCTTGCCCTAGACAGGGGCTTGCTCTAGTCCAGACTGAGCTAATGGGCCTTTAAATTTTGGTAGCCAGAGAAGGACTTGAACCTTCAACCACCCGATTATCGGTCGGGTGCTCTACCAATTGAGCTACCCGGCTACATTGTTTGTTACTCTATGTACCTATATTATCATGAATTTCTTGTTTGTCAACCCCTTCATGATAACTTTTATAGCGCCGGGGAGATCGGAAAGCAGCGCTACCTTCGTCATGTCCCCTAGCTCTCTCACTATTTGGCCGCCATAGACCGGCCATAGTAGCCGGGTAGGGACTCGAACCCTAACCAAATAGCAAAAGAGATTCTTAATTTGGTGGCCCCGGAGGGACTTGAACCCTCAATCCTCTCGGCGTCAGTTTCTAAGACTGATGTGTATACCAATTCCACCACAGGGCCTTAATTTGGCAGCGAGTAAAGGAGTTGAACCCTCACCGCTCATCGCAGTGGCCTAGTTTTCTAGACTAGTTCCCGACCTACTCAGGGCTACTCGCTAATTGTTTCTTCATCTGATAAGTGTATTAAAACATGAAAAATTCAGTTTGTCAACACTTAAAATCACTTATTTTGGCAGTGATTTTGGCAGTGAGCAGTGGTCTCGATCCACATCCGCGTTAGCAGACGTACTCCTTAGCAGGGAGCCTCAGAACCTATCTGATTTACTCACTAAATTTGGTTGGACGGGTGAGACTCGAACTCACTATAGTCTGGTTAAAAGCCAGATGCCTATCCACTTTAGCTTCCGTCCATCTTAAATTTGGCGCTCGTACTAGGACTCGAACCTAGACCTTACGGCTTAGAAGACCGTTGTGCATCCATTACACTATACGAGCAATTTGTGTCACTATACAGGAGCCTTACTCTCCTGTCAACACCAATTGGAGAGAATACCGAGTCTCTAAAGAACATCGGTCGCTAGCAGCATAGCCTAGCTCTCCGGCTGCGAACTTGGTCCCAGAAGGATTCAAGTTCCATATAATTTGGCGGGCCGACTCCGATTCGAACAGAGAATACGAGGATTTGGAATCCAGTAGGTTGCCAATTACGCTCACCGACCCTTAATTCTGGAGGACACTTATTACTCGCTGTCCTCTGAGCGAGACACATTCCTTGTCGGGTGAATGTTCTTTTACTACATTTGGCAGCCACTGATGGGATCGAACCATCATCTCCAGATTCAAAGTCTGGCGTCCTACCATTGAACGAAGCGGCAATTAATCAAAACGCGAGAACTACTCCGGGAGCCTTGTCCTCTTCAGTGTTCTCATTATCTCCTGATTCTGTTCCTTTTGCAAGCTCTTTTTTGAGTGCAATGTCAGCTTTGTAGTAAGCGACAAACATATCAGAAAGCTCTTTCTTGAGCTTGATTCTCATTTGTAGAGAAACCTCAGGATTGTCAGATTGCTCTTGTAGGAACCTAATGTTCTCTGCAAAGCTCTTCTTTAGAAGTCTGAGTCCTGCTTTTAGGTCTGTTTGAATGATACCCCGGGCTTCTAGCTCGGCATTCGTAGGGCGACCGCCCTTGTTTCTTTCTTGAGTCATATTAAATCCTCTGAAGCTTTGTAAGCCCCATATACTCCGATTATAGCACGAAATCTCCTGTTGTCAAGCCCTTAAAGAATTATTCGCACCGTAATCTATTATTTATATGTATTGTCAGAGTACGCGCACTCTATATACAATGTCAGTCCCCGGTCGGTAGAGGAGCGGTAACTCCTTCGCTTGGATACCAACCACCAAAATACTCATGATCCAGTGTAGGATTGAGAGCAAACCTACGGCAAGAGGAGCAGAGATCGTCCTCCTTACCAGTATGTTTGTTGATGACTGGAGTCTCAAACGAGAGTTCGCTATCACAGCACTTACATCTCATAGAAATTCCTTATGGGTTGATTGATGGATTATCTGTGGTGGGTATTCTGTGTATGTGTATCAGGAGAACACCCCATGCAGATAGATTCGGCTAGGGAAGGATAGAGTCGTCCCAAGGCTCGCCATACAGAATTTAATCTGCCTAAGACGTGCCTTGGCTCTATCCAATTCCTCTTACTCATGCAGATGAGTTCGGTGAGGGGCAGCATGTAGGCTGCATCGGATTGCTGTCATTCCGCTTTCGCGTCGTCTCCACCCTTTAACAGCATTCGAGTTCAGGTTGCCCTTGTGGATTCCTCTTCATAGGCGCTAGGCGTGGGCCGGTGAGTGCTTTCAGACATATCTCTCCCACGCTGAATATTGATAATACCACAGATTTCCTCTATGTCAAGCCTCTACCAGAACAAAATGGGTTGACATTCCTGAGAAACGTGGTATTATTGTAAAACACTAACCCGCAAGGAGTAAAAAGAATATGCAAGTTATCAATATCGTAGAATACAACCCTATCGTCTGGCTTCGCTCGATTCACGCCCACATGAAGGAAGGTTTCCGAGTCGTCCGCTCCATCGAAGGCTACCCTGTGTACGGCACCCTCTGTCAAGTACAGATGTTCCGTCAAGAGGGCGTTTCTGAGGAAATCGAAAAAGAGCTTGACGGCAATGAAGTCATTGTGCAAGAATGGGACGTTTTCAGTCTTCTGATGGGCATGCAGAACGCCTTTGACCAAGGCTTCCGAATTGATGTGGAAGACCCGCACTTCGCTAACATGAATTTCGCTCTCAAGTCTGTCAAGATGGTCCGAGAAGGTGCAGAGAAGCAGACTGAGGAAAAGGCTACAGAAGTAGCTAAGGAAGTTCCTGTAGAGGAAGTCCAAGAGACTGAATCGGAAGATAAACCAAAAACCCGCCGTCGTCGTACTACAAAGGAGAAAAGTGAATGAAGTTTAACAAAGCACAACGTGAGTTTTTCAAAGACTACGCAATCCAGACTGTGAAGTCTACCCTGATGCAGGTTGCCGCACAGAACGGCCTAGAGATCAATCAGGAAGCTCTGGATCGCGCTATGGAAGTCGTAAACCTCGAACCTCTGGCGGAAGCAGCCGGCGCTGCGTTCTTGGAACGAGTAGACTTTAAAACCCTCGTTAAGGTTGACAAGTTTGTACGCACTGAAGAGTTCCTGAGTGTAGCTCAGGCTGGTGCAGAAGTTGGTGAAGCTGTCAGCGGAGAGCTGAGCACAATCCTCCTTCCATTCTTTGCAATGCTGGGCTCTGGCCAGAAAGAAAGCGAGGAGTGATTCAGTAATAAGGGCCCTTTCGGGCCCATTTTTGTAAAGGAGGTATTATGCCTGTTTCATGTACACAAAGTGTTAGCAATCGTTACTCCATCCTTCTGCCATACGTAATCAAGAGCCTCGAAGAACTCACAGAAGAGCTTTGGACCCTTGAAAATGCAGGTCAGAATGATGAAGTGTACATTACCATCAATGGATGCGGTGGACAGGTAGAGACCGCCAACGCTATAATCCGAGCGATCAAAGAGTGTCAAGCTCCAGTGCATGCACGTCTTGAAGGTGAGTGTGCGTCTGCCATGACTGCTATCGCGCTAGCCTGTGACTCCGTTGAGATCGACCAGTTCACATATTTCATGATCCACGCGCCTTCTTTTGGCGTTGTATCTGCTGATTTCAGGAATAGCCTGCGAAATGCAGCGTTCAGCTCGGCGTGGTGTGATAAATGGGTAGATCACGTCTACAGTGGCTTCTTGACTGAGAAGGAGCTGGAGCGTGTCAAGGCAGGGGAAGAGCTTTACATTGGCGGAGAAGAGCTAGAAGACAAGCTCAGCGATTTCTTTGAAAAGAAACGCCTTGCAATGGAAGAAATTTCAGAGTAGTATCATCAGGCCGGGACAGTAGTCGCCGGCCATTTTTGCGGCTAGAGGAGGATATACAAAATGTTCGAACTGATGCAGGAGCTTGAAGGTCAGGTTATTGACAACAGCAAAGAAGGCGTGTACCTTCAGAAGATCAGAAAAGAATGGAAATATGTCGAGGATTACATCCACGCTCTTGAGGAACTGGCGCTGTCGGTTATGCCTTCCGAGCTGCTAAAAGAGATTCAGGAGGATTGCGGAGTATGAGAGACGAGTTTGAAGCGTGGTGGAGGTCCGCCGAAGTTCTTAAATCAAAGCGCGCAGTCGCATTTGACGCTTGGCAAGCCAGCCGCGCGGCTCTGATGGTGGAGTTGCCTGCAAAGCGCTCATACAGCATGTACGTAACCAAGCATGAATGTCACGCGTTCAACGACGCCATAGAGAAGGCAAAAGAAGCCCTCCAGCAAGCCGGAATCGAGGTGAAGTGAATGGCGACGCGAACAGTTCACTACGACGAGTGGGACGGCGGCACAGAAGCGGACAGTGAAGAACCATATGACGTCTTCTGTGGCACCGATGGCGACTTCGAGGAGAAGAACTTCTCCCGCTACCGCAATCATATCACCTGCAAACGATGCCTTAAGTTGCTGGACAAGAAGAAGGAGGATTACTAGGTATGAATAGTGTATGGGTGATATTTGGACAACTCTGGGACGACTACAGTGGAGAGTTCGACCTCCACATGCTTGGGGTACTGGGCAATACCAAAGCGGAGACTATCCGCAGGGTTGTATCGTCCTACCCGGGACTACCAGAGCCAGACGAGGAGCTTCTTGATTGCATCGTAGCAGGCCTGATTGTAAATGCAGAGTGTGAAGTAGACATTCCGTGCGGGAAGACAGGAAAAGACGAGTGGGTTATGTATTCTATCCGTAAGAAGGAGGTGTATCAATGAGCAACCTAGTGTGGGAACTTGTATGGGAAGAAGATTACGAGCCTGACAATAGAATGGGTCTGTGGATTGGGAACCCTCCGAGTGTAGAGCAGTTAGCTGAAGTACTCCTAGGGGCGGACTGGAGGCTGACAGAGGACAAAGTAGAGGAGGCCGCTCGTAGCCTTCTGAAGAGCGGTGGTTACAAAGTGTCTCAATACCACTGGCTCAACCTTGACAGTTTCTTTGCAGATGATGGCCTAGGGGAGGAGGTAGAAATTGACAGCGAAGAACCCTGATCTTTCAACTCAGATGATTGATAAAATCATTGCAAAAGAGTCGGTAGTGGGACAGTATACAGTGGCTAAGCAGAAGGTGACCGTGATTGACTATGAAGAGTTTTCACGTCTGGACTTCCAGCCCCCGGCCACTTGGTTCATCAAGGATGCATCTGGCTACTACATCTTTGTCCACACGTCTCAGCGAGCTAAGGCTCAAGCGTGGATAGACGAAGAGTATGGCAAAGGACGTTACACCGTCAATGCCAGCCGAGTGCAGAAGAAACACAACACGGGCGAGGGGAGCAAGCCAGCTTACGGCGTAGCCACTCGTCGCGGACAGAAGCGATAGGAGGAAATATGAAAGTAGTAAAACGTAACGGTCACAAGTTGGAGTTGGAGAGCGACGAGATCAATATGCTGGTAGGACTTCTTGGTCACCTCTCGGCTTCGGCTGCGACCACGGACTTGGGTTGGTTTATGGAAGACCTCTACCAAGAGCTTGAGGTTAAAAGTGATCCGGAGGCGGTGAATAAATACGAGCAGGAGTTTCGGGCAAAGGCCTACGGCAGTGATGACCCCTCGGACTTCGTTATTTTAATCAAGGGTGCAGATGGAGAGTACAAATGAAGGACGTAGCAGGAAGGGATATCGAGATCGGCGACGCAGTAGCATTCTGCCTAGGCGGAACTGGAATGGTTATGCTGGTAGGCGAGGTGGTTGCCATCAATCCTAAGACTGTCAGTGTTAAAGCTGAAGCGTGGGACAAGTGGAGCGGAAAGCCGTCAGTGCAAGTGTTCCTTCGACGCGGCGATGCCGTTTGTAAAGTAGAAAACTGAGGAGGCAGGTATGACTGAACCAACTGTAATGCGTATTGACGATGTGATCGAAGCTCTACAGACTCTTCGCACAGTGTATGGCAATGTGAGGGTAGCTGAAATCGAACACGGAGACCCTGTATGGAGTTATTATCCGCCTATCGTTGTTTACCTGTCAGATACGGACGACTATTACATGGAGTTCGCATCCACTGAAGAGTACGAGGAGATTGCTGTCCTCGTCGGCGGAGGCTAGGTGTGAAGGTTAAGCATATTAAAGCTTACATGGAGGCCGCTGAGGCCTTCGCTAAGTGCAGCGACTCGACTCGTTCCAAGGTTGGTGCAGTTCTAGTAAAACGTAACCGTATCATCAGTTGCGGGTATAATGCCCTTCCAGAGCACCTAAACGGGCCGCTGGAGGACGAAACGGGAGTAACCAAGGCAGAGGTGAGGCATGCCGAAGAAAACGCACTGAGGGCCCTTATACGCAGCCCTGAGAGTGCCCAAGGGGCTACCCTGTTCGTCACTCACTCTTGCTGTAAAAATTGTGCTATCTCGGTGGTTGAAGCTGGGATCAAAGTAGTGTACTATAAGCACGAATATCGGCTCGACGAAGGCCTTAGGCACCTACGGGAGAATGATGTTCTTGTCATCAAATACGAGGAGGATCAATGAGTTATTTTCAACGACTGTACGGACTCGACAAGAAGGGCGGGTTCAAGGAGTGGACTGTAGAGGTGATCGGGGAGGAGGATGGTAGCTTCAATATCGTCGTGAAATACGGAAAAGAGCATGGAGCCATGACCTCTCAGGTTACCAACATCCGTGCGGGCAAGCAGAAACGCTCTGTAGAGGAGCAGGCCGTGTCTGAGGCTCAGTCCAAGGTGAGCAAGCAGTTGGACAAGGGTTATCGTGCAACCAAGGAAGAACTCAACGATCTCCCTGTTATGGCTATGCTCGCAAAACCGCTTGATCCCGCTAAATACAAAGAGGGGTATGGCTCCCCTAAACTAGACGGCCTGCGATGCATGGCTAAGAAGGTCGGCGGCAAGGTGACGCTAGCGTCTCGTATGGGCAAGCCTTACAACGTACCGCACATCATCAAAGAACTCGAAGAGATCATGCAAGAGGGTGATGTGTGGGACGGCGAACTGTACGTCCATGGGGAGGTGTTGGAAGATATCAACTCTGCGGTTAAGCGGGAGGATGCTTACGACAAGTGGATGAAGGCCGAGAAAGCTCTGGACGCCTATCCTATTGAAGACGGAGAGGAGGAGTATGATCGGCTCCTTAAGGAAGTAGATAGCACATCGTTTATTTACGGACTGCGGCAGCGACTGGAATTTCACGTATTCGATATCGTGAAAGAAGGCTTGACATTCAAGGAGCGTCTGGTAGACTTCCAGTTCAAGTCTGCGACTCTTGACGGGGCTGGTAAAATTCGATTCGTTGAGTACGTATTCTGCTCCACTTTCGAAGACCTCAAACGTCTTCACGACGTGTACCGTCAGAACGGTTATGAGGGTATCATGTGGCGCAGCCCAGAGGGCTTGTACGAATCTGGTAAGCGCTCCAGCGGTCTCCAGAAGTACAAAGAGTTCTTCGATATGGAAATGCAGATCGTGAACTACGTGGTTGACAAGAATGGAAACGCTGTTCTGGTGGTGTTCGACCCTGTACCTCAAGAGATGCTTGAGGTGACGTATGGCGACTTTGAAGCCCGTAAAGACCAGATCACTAATTTTGAGAACTACCGGGGTAAGTGGCTGACTGTGCAAATTCAAAGTCGTTTCAAAAAGACCTTGCGTGCTCAGTTCCCAACTGGTAAACTAATTCGCGCTGGCCGGGTAATCGGCGGTGTATTTGTCCCTGAAGAATAAGGAGGATATAAAATGTTCAACGCTAAGTCTGTCAACGTGACCACTGCAATCGACGCGGCTGAGGAGTTCCAGCTCTTGGATACTTCTGCTATCCAGATTCGAAGCGTCATTCAGTTCATGGATGCTCTCACTTACAAATTCAACTACACGACTGGGTGTTTTGAAACCCAAACTCGGGAAGCGAAGCACATCAGCAAGCTGAGTTTCAACACTGCTGTGCGTCTGCACAACCTGTACCTCGTTCCCGGCTCGACGATGACCCAGCATGGCTTCTGGGCCCCAGCCGGGTGTGGGTATCGAAGCGCGGGGTTCATCGATCTGGTTGTAAGTCCAGAGCTTATGGCAAAGGCGCAGGCTAGTAAGATTGTGAAAAATGCCAAAATCCAGAAGGATCGTAAAGGCAACATTCATATTCAGTCGATGATGGTCGAGTTCCCCAACGCGGATTACGCACGCCGTTACAACTTGGGGTATTAAAGTGTACTTCTCCCGGGATGCGGATGTAAAATATGCAGACACTTTTAGTGTAAAACTGTTCATCGGTGGCGATATCTCCGTAGTGAAACAGACCTGTAGGGAGTTCTGCATGGAGAAGGGCCTTTGCGTGACGGTTGATCCGACAACGTTCATATACACTGGAGGAGAAGAGCAAGGAGCTGTGATCGGTTTTATAAACTACCCTCGGTTCCCTGCGGAAGCGTCTCATTTGCAAAGCCTAGCTGAAGAGCTAGGTCATATGCTCATGAACCGTTGCTTCCAGAAGTCGTTCACGGTTCAAGGGCCGTATACAACTAGCTACCACTCTCGGATTACCGAGTGATATACAGCCCGCCCACAAGGCGGGCTTCTTTGTCTAAGGAGGTGTTATGGAAACCTTAGAAGCTCTCGTTTTGTCGATCCTTCTAGCTTTTATTGGGATGTTCCTAGATATGGAATACTCTCGTCTCAAATACGGCACAGAACCTGTAGTAGAGTTCCAAGCCAGTCCCGGTCAAATCATAGAAAGCAAGCGCACCTTGTGTGAGTACAGAAAGCCTTGCAGGTTGTTGGCTGAAGCTGTATACTTCGAGGCCCGGGGAGAACCGGAGATCGGTCAGATTGCTGTAGCTCATACCGTCATCAACAGGATGCAGCACGATAGGTGGCCCAGCACCGTAGCTGGAGTGTTATACTTCAAATGCCAATATTCGTACACCTGCGATGGTAGCATGCGGCAGGGCGTCAAGGAGCCCGACAAGTGGGAGACAGCAAAACATGTTGCATACAACGCTCTGTATGGGTATACTGTTGATCCAACGGGAGGAGCGGACCACTACCTGAACGAGAGAAAGGTAAGGAGAGCCAATAATGGCAGGCTCCCTCGGTGGGCTCGGAAGTACAAGCGTACCATCAAGATAGGCAACCACACATTCTACAAAGGAGATTAACATGAAAACTCAGCTCGGTATTGCTATCGAGATCGCACTCTCGGCCCATGAAGGTCAGCGGTATGGAGAGACCAACTATCCGTATGCCTACCATCTGAACCAAGTGCATACAATCTGCGTAGCACGTAATGCTCCGAAGGATATGGACCCGAATCAGGCCTTCTCGGACTTTCCGTACATGGACACCCTTCTAGCGGTTTGCTTCCTCCATGACGTTCTTGAGGATACCGACCTGACAGAGGAGGACTTAGAGTCTATGGGCGTGATGCCGCATATCGTAGAGGCTCTGGTCATTCTTGACAAAAACCGAGCTGAAAGCTATCGGAAGTATATCGAGGGTTGCCGTAATCATCCGGTTGCAAAAGAGGTTAAAATCTGCGACACTATTGCCAATCTTACAAATTCTGTGATGAGTGGCAATGCGAAACGGATCAAGAAGTATAGCAACCAACTGAGCATGCTCGAAAGGGAAGCATCGGTTCTGGAAAACAAGGCACTGAAGAAGACAACCCGTTCCGACAAATTCAAAGGCTACGTAGGAGAACAGTATAATGTGGAATGAATATAAAGAGCAGTACAGCTACACCCCAGCCACCACCGAGGAGATTAAAGAAGTTCTTGCAAGATGGGAGTTCATTAAATTGCAGGCTGAGTCGGCTGTAGAGGAAGCCATCAACAACTATTCTCGTCCTTACTCTTTCTTCGAGAAGTTGCGGGGTGTAGACAAGTGGTCTCCGAAAGAGTTACTGAAGAAAGACGCAGTAGACCACTGGCTTGGTGTTGAAGGGCACCTGTACCGAGAGGGTAAGATTAATGCAGACACCTACTGGGTAGTAGACTTCCACTATGAACGCCGAGATATGCTGTCAGAGTTCAAGGCAATGGCCCATATGAAACCGGATCGAGAGCATCTGCTGGGAGGCGCTGCTATTCGACTGATCTGCAGGATCAACAAGATTTATGAATTTGAAAAGGAGGCATAATGTCTGTATTTTTCTCTTCCGATCTCCACTTCTTCCATAAGAATGTGATCGAATACTGCAACAGGCCTTGGACTTTCGAGGAGCAAACTGATGAGCTTATTTCTCGGTGGAACTCCCGGGTAGGACTTTTTGACGAAGTGTATCACTTGGGCGACTTCGCATTCGCCGGCAGGAACAAGCTGCACTCTGTACTGGAGATCATTAAACAGTTGAATGGCCGTATCACCTTCCTGAAGGGAAACCATTGCGACTCTCGTCTGTGGAAGTTGATCGCTGATAGCAATCTCTCTCACGTAGAAGACATTCGTGAGTACAAGGAGATTCGAATTGACGGAGTGAAGATCGTGATGTGCCACTACCCTTTCGAGACGTGGAATACTGCTCATCATGGTGCTTGGCATCTACACGGCCACACTCACGGCAGCTTGCCTTCCAAAGGAAAGAGGCTTGATGTAGGTATTGACAATCACCCAGATCATCAGGTATTCTCTTACGACGAAGTGAGAGAATACATGCGGAATCAAGAATTTGTGGTAGTAGACCACCACGACGGGCAGCGAGGATAATATGGTTAATGTATTGATTTCACGTAGCGAGCACGATGTTACACCTAGAGCTAACACTCTGGTTGAACTGATCCACGACGACGGAGTTCCTTTTATCGTCCTCATGACTTCAGATGTAAAACAAGATGGCACTTTTGAAGGAGTGGCTTTCGAGGACGCCCGATGGACGGATCAGTTTGAGATCACTCAATTCCGAGTATTCAATGGCAAAGTGACACTGAGCAATAAGGAGGATTAACATGAACGATCCGGTCAAGGATTTCAAGAAGTCTGTAATGGTTGTTGCTGCACACTACATCACTCAGTCTGGACTGACCCAGCGGGAAGTAGCTGAGCGGTGCGGTACTCACCAGAGCCGAATCTCAAATCTGATGAAACAGCATGTTGACAAATTCTCTATTGAGAGTATACTGGAGATCATTCACAAGCTCGGAGGTTACAAGATGGTAGCCTCCATGGAGCTTGAAGAGCACAACGTGTTAAACTTTAACATTTTCCCGGAGGAGCAAGCATGAAGATTAATAAGAATTCGTGGCATATGCGCCTGCATCGTGCATTAGAGACCCCAGTCTACTTGAATATTACAAGCGGGTGGAAGATTACAACTCTCTGCTCCTATTTCTGGCAGACAGTGCTCCTTGTTGTGTGGCTTGCGGCAACGGTTGTATCTCTAGCTGCCGTTGTAGGCTCTGTCCTGTACTCGCTGATTCTAGGCCCGCTCACTGGGTATGTTCTAGGTAGCACTCTGGCTGTAATGGGGTTTGTATGGATTGGTATCATCGCGATCTTTTACGGAGTATGGGTCTTCTACCGACTGGCGCGTCTTATGTCGAGTAAATCGACTAGCAAAGATGGGATTCTGGTAGCATATTTAAAGGCAAAGAAGTCTAAATTCTGCCCGATTGTAGAAGTAGAATAAGGAGGAATAGGATGGAAGGTAAACTCCATATTGAGATGTACAAAGACCTGATCGACAAAAAGCTAGTGACGGTTAAGCATTTCAACGGTATGTCGGTTATTAAATACGCTCGTAAGGTATTCTACGACAACTTGTGGAACAAGCACCCGCTTCTTCTTGAAGCGCGGGGACATGTGTTTGACCAACATTCCGGCGATTGTATTGTTCGTCCCTTCGAGAAGGTGTTCAACCTAGGGGAGAATGGAGCGGGTCGTTTCCTCCATCCTAAATTCCGTGTTCGCCTGATTGAGAAAGTGAATGGCTTCATGTTCTCTGTAACTAAGCACAACGGCTCGCTAATCTTCAGCACGACAGGGTCGTTGACTAGTGACTATGTTGCACTCGGTCGGAAGTATGTGTCTGAGAACGCAGATGACTACATTGCAGGGTTCACGTACAACTTTGAAATCTGCTCCCCGGAAGACCCTCACATTGTGGAGGAAGAAGAAGGTGCTTATCTGATCGGTGTTCGGGACATCTTCACTGGTCAGCAGCAGCCTGAGCATATTCTGGATGCATACGCACTTGGTATGTCGGCTGGAAGCTCGGTTAAAATTCTCCGCCCAGATCACATTGAGTGTAGCTGGGCACATGCTAAGGGCCTCCTCAGCTCCTGTGAGAAAGAGGGTTATATGGTGCGGACCAGCGTAGGGACGGTGAAGTGCAAGTCCACTCACTACCTCGGTAAGAAGTTTATCATGCGGATGGGCAGCAAGAAGGTCAATGCGATGTACCAAGACCCGGCTGGATTCAAGCAGACGCTTGACGAAGAGTTCTACCCTCTGGTAGACTTCTTGGTAAATCAGGTAGATGAGACTCGGTTTACAGAAATGACTGACGCACAGCGTCGGCTTTTGATCGAGACCTACTTCGATATGGCTCGAATCTAAAGGAGAGGATATGCAGGAAAAGATCATGTACATCATTCGAGGACTCCCGGGAGCCGGGAAGTCCAATCTTGCCAGAATTCTGAATGATAAAGCTTGGGAAGCAGGAAGCAACGCTATAATCTGCGAAGCAGACCACTTCCTGATGGAAGAAGGGGAGTATGTGTGGAGACCTGAGCGTGTGGCAAAGGCGCACAGGGATTGCATGGATCGAGCCAGAAGGGCAATGGAAGTTGTAGGGTTTGACACAGTGATTGTGTCCAACACCGGCACCCGGGAACGGGAGATCAAACCCTACATTGACATGGCCGAAGAGTTTGGATACACTGTTATCTCTCTGATTGTAGAGAACCGTCATGGCAATAAATCGGTACACGATGTGCCTGAGAGTGCCATGGAAGCAATGCGGAATCGCTTCTCTGTGAAGCTGTAAAGGAGGATATATGATTAGCTACGTAACAGGTTGCCTTGCTACTATTGAGGAACCGGGTTTTGCACTTCCTATGAAGGAGGCAAAGGTCTGGACATTCCCGGGAGGTGAGGTGGGCGTCAATGTAAGTGGAATCGATGCCAGTGCAGGGTCCTTTGTTAACGTTAAAGCTCAGATTCAGAACAGCGACGATATCTTGGCACTTCTCAATGTCACTGAGGCTATTCGAGCTGCGATGGGTCGACCGCATATGACTCTTCTTTTGGGCTATGTCCCGTATGCCCGACAAGACCGTCGATGCAATCCCGGGGACGCATTTAGCCTGAAAGTGTTCGCCAATCTGATCAACTCGGCTGGGTATGATCGTGTTATCGTTGTGGACCCTCACAGTGAGACTACTCTGCACTTGATTAACAATGTAGAGGTTGTGTCTCAGGCATCTGTATTCGGTGGACTGTTGGATCGGTCGGATTGGGAACAGTACCAGCTTGTAGCCCCAGATATCGGAGCTACTAAAAGGACTGAGCAGTTTGCAAAGGAAACTGGAGCCGGAGTCATCATCCGTTGCAATAAGAAGCGAGACCTTAAGACTGGCAAAATCGAAGGCTTTGAAATTCTGAATCCTTCGGATATCAATCCTGAACTCCCGCTGCTTGTTCTAGATGACATCTGCGACGGAGGCGCTACATTCCGTAGCGTAGCTAAAGCTCTGAGAGGGTACAGTGAAGTGCTGCCTGATCTGTTCGTCACTCACGGAATCTTCAGCAAGGGTGTTGATTGTCTACTGGACGACTTCGGGTGCATATATACATCTGATACACTCCCTCAAGAGAACCACCCGGAGCTAATGGTTGTTCCTGTCAAATACTCTAGGGCTGAGAAGCTATGAGCTTGAGTATATGGATTGTGGAGTATAAGCGCTCGGCTCCAGAGAAGAGGGTTGTCAAGGTAGAGGAGTTCGACACCAAGGAAGAACTGGACGCTCGGTACAAGGTGCTGCATGAGAAGTTCTGGGAAGACTTCCATAGCAAAAAAAAAGACCCTTTGCTGCGGCTCCCTTGTGTCTACCCTGTACTGACACTACCAGTAGAAGAAATTGAGTATTGACATAAGGCCCAGATTGATATAATCTGGGCCCATTCAACACAACAGGAGGAAATAATATGAAAATTCTGCCACACCTGTCCACCGATGGCTATAAGATTGGGCACGGCTCGATGTACTCGGAAGGAACTCAGCTCGTCTACAGCAACCTGACTCCTCGTTCCGACAAAATTTATCGTAAGACTCACGCCACCGACTTCTACGACGGCACTCTTAAGTGGGTCGGCGGGCGGGCTGCTTGGATGGAGATCGTCGAGTCTTGGGAAGGCTTCTTCAAGGCTGACGAAGAGAACGCAGTTGGCCGGTATGCCCGGTTCCTGACTGGTTACTTTGGCCGTGAGATGGAAGCTGTAGAGCAGCTTCGAGCCCTCCACAAGCTCGGTTATCTGCCTCTGGAGGTAAAATCTCTTACCGAAGGCGTCCGTGTGCCGATGGGTGTGCCTGTTCTCACCATCAAGAACACCCTGCCTGAGTTTTACTGGCTGGTGAACTACCACGAAACACTGATTTCTGCTATGACTTGGAAGACCGCAACTAACGCCACTATCGCCGCAGAATACGCAGCTATGGGCCGATACTACGCGAATCACACTGGATGCTATGACGACTTCCTGCTGTCTGTTCAGTTCCACGACTTCAGTGCCCGGGGCATGAGCGGGATCGAAGACGCAGCCCGTAGTGGTGTTGGTCACTTGACCTCGTTCGTAGGTTCGGACACATTGGCAGCAGCTATTTATGCTGAGGACTACTATAACGCGACTGGTTTGGTAGCTTGCTCCGTTCCTGCGACTGAACACGCTGTAGCTACTAGTAACATCCTCCGCATTGAGAAAGAAATGAAGGATGGAGAAGGTAAAGGTGGCCGTGAGGAAGCAGAACGTCGATTCCTTGTTGAACTGATGGGTAAGTTCCCGAGTGGTATTCTGTCTTACGTGGCAGACAGCTTCGACTTCTGGGGCGTGCTTACTGACATTCTGCCGTCCATCAAGGATCAGATCATGGAACGTGACGGCAAGCTGGTTGTTCGTCCCGATTCTGGCGATCCTGTAGAGGTTATCTGCGGACTGGGCGATGTGGAAGTTGTTGAATCTCTTGAGCACTGGGATATCATGGATGCGGTCAACGGAAATGACGCTTTTGTTCTAGAGTTCGAAGATAAATATTTCAAGGTCATTCCAACCGAGTGGGACCAGTACGAGTATGTAGTTGGCTATAAACTAGAGGAAGTTAGCGAGGCTCAGGTGAAAGGTGCTATCCAAGTTCTTTGGGAAACCTTCGGTGGTACTGTAAACGAAGCTGGTTATAAGATGCTGGATTCTCATATCGGTTTGATCTATGGGGATTCGATCACCACACGTCGGGCAGCCAAAATCTTGGAGCGGCTCAAGGAGAAAGGTTTCGCATCCTTGAACGTGGTCTTCGGAGTTGGGAGTTACACCTATCAGTGCAATACCCGAGACACCTTCGGGTTCGCAGTGAAGGCCACCTACACGGAAGTGAACGGTGAAGGCATTGCAATCTTCAAAGACCCGAAAACTGACAGCAAGAAGAAGTCGGCTAAAGGCCTCCTGAAAGTGTACCGAGACCTGCAAAATGGGCGATTCCTCCAGTTGAAAGATAATGTATCTGAAGAGGAGGAGGCTACTGGTTCCTTGCGGACGTTCTTCAAAGACGGGAAATGGGACACCGAAGACCTGAAGAACAATGACTTGGCATCTATCCGTTATCGGATTAAGAACGGAGTATAAGGAGGATAAAGGTGTTAGCTAAATATTACTTTACAACCTTCTGCGAACAAGGTCGCCCAGAAAATAAAGGGCACAAAATGTTCAAGTTCAAAATCTGGGAGAAGGAGTATTGGTCCCCGTTTGCTGCCACTAACTCGATGTACGCAGACATTGCTCACGGAGCGAGAGGCTCTGAAGTCAGATTCACAAGTGTTGAGAGGTTCAAATGATTAAATACCGAAAGGGCGATCTTATCGCTGCGTTCAAAAACAAAGAGTTGCACGCCATTGCACATCAGGCTAATTGCTTCAACACCATGGGCAGCGGCATTGCTAAGCAAATCCGGGAGCAATTCCCGGAGGCCTACGAGGCAGACCAAGCAACGGTGAAAGGGGACCGAGGTAAACTCGGCTCCCTGACCTTCACAATGAACGAGTACGGATCGATTTATAATCTGTACGGACAGTACAACTATGGCCGAGAAGAGGGTCGAGTCTACACTCAGCTTGACGCACTGGGCCAAGCCTTGTACACTATGTCTCTGTTCCTTGAGGCAGAGGCTGACGCTCGGGCGATTCCTACCTCGGAGTTGTGTGTAGGTCTGCCGAAGATTGGATGCGGTTTAGCCGGAGAGGACTGGAGCAATGTCGAGCCTCTTATCGAGGAGACGCTCGGCCAGTTTCAGGTATACGTTTACGAATTGTAAGCAGGAGGAGATATGATCCGGGGTGCAATTAAGTATAAGGGGACTTGGTTGGCCCCGGGCTCGGAGGCGTTCCAGCTCCATCAAGATAAGAAGATGGATAAACTGGACAAGCACTTAGCAAAGCTAGACAAAGAGTTCAAAAAGCTAGAAGGGAGGGAGTAATATGACAATCGATGTAAGTGGCTTTACAATCGAAGAGCTTCTCGACCTACAAGTTAAGGTAATTGAAGCGTTAAAACACAAATGCAGTCATAATCTAGGCAGGCTATCTATTGAGACCAATAGGCTGTCTATTGGAACTAGGATGACTGCCAAGGAAGGTTCTTGTGCTATCCCTGTAGGGTGGGACTGCGAGGTTATAGATACCGACTACGGAGACGAGTACTACCCTGTTCTATTGGAGTATTCTAACCCGAAAAACGGAGAATATAGGCACCAATGGGTGACACCAGAAGATTTATCTAGAATGGTGCCCTTATGAAGTATTACACAGGAGTCGGAAGTAGAGATACGCCTAACAAGGAGTGGGGCATTCTCAGGGAGCTAGGTCGTAAATTAGCGGAACGAGGTTTTATTCTTCGGTCAGGAGGAGCGAAGGGAGCGGACTCGGCGTTCGAGGCTGGATGGCTAGACTATATCTCCAATAACAGAGGAGGAACTACAGCAGAAATCTATCTGCCGGAGCCCGGGTTCAATCAGTATGTGATAACTGAGACTCTAGGAGCTACAATCCTTCCAGAAGAAGAGTGGCCGGAGCAGTGGGAGGAAGCCGGGAGTATTGCTAGCCGGATACACCCAGCTTGGAACTCTGTCAGAAATGATGGAGAGCCTGTTCTGAGCCCATTCGCAAGACGCGCCCACACTCGGAATGTTTTCCAAGTGTTGGGAACCAATCTCAGCACACCTAGCAAGTTCTTGGTGTGCTGGAGCAAGACAGACCACAACGGAATTCCAGAAGGCGGGACTAGAACCGCTTGGCAACTGGCGTCCTCTAGAGGTGTGCCTTGCTTCAATCTGTACCGCCATGCAGATAGAGACAGAATCATGGCATTCTTGTAAAATAAATAGAGGTGTTATATGTATACAGTTGAGGTTCCAGAGGTTCCGGTCGTTTGTGATATCACCGACCCCAACCGCAGATGCATGCAGTGGATTAGAGCCAGAATACTTCGTCTGAAAAACTACCAAGACACGTATGCCGAAGACATTTATGTCTTGGAGCCCAGCCACGCAGACTTGGAGTGCCGCTGGCGAGAATCAAACGAACAGGAAGAGGCTATTAGGTGGGTTATCGCCTCGTTTGACGTTGATATGTGTGACGGCCAGAAGTTTAGACAACTGATCCGCTACGATATCAACAACATGTTCAAGTGGTATGGTCCTGCAAACCTTACGTGTGCTGAGGTGTTCACTCAGGCAAAATCCAAGGTGTGCCCTCCGTATGTTGACATGTGAAGAGATCGAGGAGCTGAAGGCTCGGATAGGGTCTAACGCTGATCGGTTGATTCGTAAGGTTGAGAGGGGCCTTGTGCCTCCTCTCGATACTAGCAGAGGGCGAAAGCCCTCTTTCTTTTTCAACGCTGTTCAGCCTGAAATGTACGAGGTCATGGTCGAGCTAGACGGAGACTACCCTCTATGGGTCGATGATGTTCTCCAAGGGGTGGCCAGACTTGATTGGTACAGACCTGACGAAAGGTCAATCCCCCTCTCTGCAAAGAAGCTCTTGACAATTTTTGCAAGCCTTAGTAATATCAATGCTCACACGATAAGCCACCTCCTGCGGGTTGAGGCTAGACAGGCTAATCGGTACTACAGAGCAGCCGAATTCGCACACCAAAAACTGATTGACGGATTCTGCAAGGATGAGCTAAGATGCATGAAATATCCAGAGACATTCGTCTACCCTAGGCAGGATGTTCCCCAGACAGATCAAGAGGAGGGTTAGTATGTTCAAGAAATTGGTAGCCGTTGCGTTTACACTTGCCCTGCATTCATGCGGGGTCGCTCCTGCTTATGCAGAGGATACCTCGGGACGGGACGCAGAATACTGCTCCGCCGTGGTTGCTCACTTGACAAGCATGCCAATGGAAGCTATGTTGGCTGCTCTGGATGTTCGCCCGGGTGATGATCCGGTTATCCGAGTAGCAAACACCATGTACATTTACACCTGCAAGGTGGATGGAAATCTGGTACTGGTCAAAGGAGATTTCGAGAAGGGATTCTATCGAGCATTCCTCGTCCAAGAGGATGAATACAACTACTACATCAGCCGGGAGGAAATGCTATGATCTTCGACAAGTATATTATCGCGTTAGATACGTTCAAGGATGGTACTGAGGAATACGCCCTGTTTAGCCGGGGCGACAACGGGTTTATAACGTACATCAACAGCTTCGCAACCAAATACGCAGCTATTGACCATGCGTTCTTCTTGGAGTACAATCGCTACCCATCGGCTTACGAGGAGGCTGACCTGTACAACTGGGTTGTGATGTGCTGACCGCAGGTCGAACCAAAAATTTAGAGCCCTAGTGGGGCTCTCAAAGGAGGAAAACAATGAACTCTAATTCTATTGCACCTCTAATCAAGGAGGGCATGCGGGCATTCTTCGAGAACGAAGAGGAGCCATACATGTGCTACATTCTGGAGAGACTGGCCCTAGACAATAACTCCTCCGTCACCATTTCTGACGTGGGGCGATTTAAGGGATGGCTAGATGAAACTTTTGGAATAGGGCCTCTCAACTCGGTAATGAACAATCTAGACAAAAGATATGATCCCGATATTGTGGCTATATTTGCGAATAATCCGCCGGACAAGGACTGGGAGGATTACTGGGACGGATGGTACATGGGCCGAGCGTGGTGCAACTTCTACGTGTGGGCTTATTTCGATTTAATTCGCAAAGGAGGTGAGTAATGGAGATAATCCCAATGCTATTCGTCCTCGCGCTCGCGTGGGGAATTGTGTTCATGTGGACCTACATGGGTATCACGGAGTATTTCAAAGATAACTTCCCAGCTAGTGCGACTAAAGATCACAGAGAGGGTATCGAGGCTTTTGCCATTGTACTGGGACTGCTATGGCCTATTACATACACAGTGTATGCTAGCTTTCTGCTACTCTACGCAACATACAGCGTTTTGAAAGTGGTGTTGTTACCTAAGTGGGCTCTGTCTATCTGGAACAGCCGTAAACTACTTAAGAGGATCGCACCATGGAACAAGTAGGGCTTCTCATTCTCGTATGCATAGTCGTCGGAGTGGTCTGCCTATTGTTCTACGCTGTAATAGGAATGTTCGTATGGGAATCTCTACGACCCCTCCTTGGGTGGAGGGGAGAAAGTACAGAGAGGCGTAAGAGAGAGGCCCGGGCGGTGTTGGCTGGAATATTCTGGCCTATCGCAGTACCATTTATGACTATGCTATTCCTCGTTAGGCTCCCTCGGAAAGTGTGGAGACTGACTAGGGTAGCCGTCACAGGAGAGGAGGACTGAATATGTTTAAGAAGCTGTTCGCTTGGTTGTTTTACAAGGAAGATAAGAGTGGAGAGTCCGTCGCTCTGGAACAAAAGGGCTGGGAGGTTCCCAAGGAGTGTTACGATCCTGCCTCCCGTCCTATCAAATATATGAGTGCTGAGCAGGAGCACCGCCTGAAAGAACTAGAGGGTAAAATCGGGGAGCCTGTTAAAGCCATCTGTGAGACATTCTTCGACTGGAAGCGGTGGATTGTATACCGAGACTGGAGGCACGCTTTCCAGTCTCAATCTAACTCGGAGAATGTAAAGATCACAGACTGTAAGACCGGAACTACGCTGGAATGGAAAGCCGTCTCTGATACTGGACGAGCAGGGATCATATGGAAAGACCTTCCACTCATACAACATGATACTCGTCTAGGACTGCTGTATCAGGAATGGATGACCGCCGAGGAGCGCGAGTATGCAACTCTTATGGCAAGGAAAGCTATCAGCACGTTGGCAAAGAAAAAGGACCATATCTCAAGAGTGCTGGACCGTAGAAAAGAGCGACAGAACTACAGAGCGGGGCTTGTTGATCGTGCGCTGATGATGAAGAAGTATGTAGGAATCCAAGAGGGAGACGAGTGGCATACAATTCTGAAGCGGGCAGAGGAGCGCCTAAACCACGCTATCACAGAGAGCTTGACAGGGTACTGAGAACACTCTATACTCTCATAAAACACAGACAGGAGGAATACAATTGAAAGAGCGTTTGGTGAAGTTTTACACTATCGTGAAGACCCCTGAAGAGAACATCGCAGTACAACAGCACCTGAAGGCTTATGGCATCGAGTTTGGGAGTGGAAACAGCTTCGTGTATGACAAGGCTCAAGTGCTGCTATGGGTCGGGGAAGACCTATGCGACTACACTCGCGGAGCCAATGAACGGTCAATGACATTCCTGTGGTATGAGGCAGAACTCGCAGAGGCTATCGAGATATCGAAATCGATCTACGACTTCCGAAGGGTGGACTTCCATTTCGTCACTGAGAAGAAAGTGACAGCGTACACGCTTCATGAGTGTGACACTGGCCCTACTACAGAGCTAAATGGCACTTACACTCTTCAGGCTCTGAAGGAGATCATTGCGGATATGGAGGAAGAGAATGAAGATTAAAGAGATCGATGTAAGTGGGTTCACCGCTGAACAGTTTGACGCATTCCTTGGGTACTGTCAGGAGGAGCATCTGAAGGTAGGAGAACGTGTCCTTGGTAAGATCAAGGAGTGGATTGAGAACCCCATCTCCATGGACGAGCCAGACGCTGATCGCCGGTGCCTGTACATCCGGGAGGCTCCCGAGGACCATTATGTCACCTATGGGGTGGGCCTGCTGAGTAGGTGGCAGCCGGATTTGTATGCCCTGTATAAGCCCAGTTTCCACACCAAGTGCGTAATGACTCTCAAAGCGGAGTGCAAGATGGTGACCATCGGCTCAGAGACTGTGGCGATTGATGATCTCCGTAAAGCTCTGGCTCGACAAGGGATCATGGCAACGCTCTACTACACAGATGAGGATACCGAGGACAATACCGAGGACAATACCAATGAATAGCAATCCAAACAACGAGCTGTGCTCGGACAATTGGTGGTATCCAGCTCGGATCGGTTGCATAAAAAGTCTGCAATCAGTAGCTTGGGAGGCTTGGAGTAGGGACTTCTGGGACGCTGAGAATCTGAATAAAATTCTCCGCCACAACGGATTCAGTCCTGCCCAGAGCAAAGAACGAGCGTTACAGTACATGGATCAGATTAACAGGGAGTATTGCAGTCTGATGATGGACTGGGGAACCCGAGAAGACCTAGAGCGTCTCCTACTCGACTGATGACAATAAACTGATGACAATAAACTGATGACAATAAAAAGCCCCGGGATTCAGCTTTCGCTGCCCGGGGCTTAGTCTTATGTGTTATCTAGTTCCGATGACTACCCAAGTTGTCCCTGTATTCAGCAAGCCAAGGGTAACCCCTTTGACGGCCACGTCAGCGAAGGAGACGATCTCTACACCATCGCCACCGACCACCTTCATGTTGCCGTCAGCGTTCACGATCATGGCCGTGTATGGCTTGGTGTCGGTACCTAGGTTAGGCGGAAGGGTGACAACCACTTCGTCTGTGGTCCGAAGGATATTCAGCTTATCCTTCTGAGAAGTCCCCATGGTGAGGGTTGCAGTGCCCACCGCGATATTGTTTACCGTGACAGGGGTGATGTCCGGGATAGCTACAGTTACAGCACCTTGTGCGTCAGGAGAAGCACCATTCACAGTGCGGACAGTACCCACTGCAACGTTACCACTTCCGTCCGCTTCAACGCCGTTGACAGTGACGACAGTTGGGACAACAACCTCACCAGCCGCGTTAGCTTCAACTCCGTTTACTTTCCGTACAGTACCTACTTCGATATCACCATTAACAGGAGACTTCCCGTTCACAGTGAAAGCCTCTACGCCTCCTTCTCCTCCTTCCGCGAAGTATCCAGCTTTAGCCGCACCTTCCGTACCGAGAGCTACAAGAGCTTCGTAGAGTGTGTCGAATTTATCAGCCATTGTGTATTTCCTTATGCTGTGTTATGTTGAAGGAATGCTCTGTAAAATCTTATGCGAATGCATAATAATATAGAACTCCTATAAGGATTATAGCACGGAAATAACAAATAATCAATAATAGCATCTGGCCATGACCTCCCTGTGCAAGCGGAGCTTGCCATTGTATGCACGATACTCAATCCCCCGCCGAAAATAATGACCACTTGTGGAGTGCGTTTACTCTATGTCTGGGAAAATAATGGAGGGCCACCCTGTGTCTGGGTTTTGGATTTATTTCCGAGCTACTTAACCACGAACCCACTTGGCCTACCTAACCCTTAGTAAATTCAAAATAATGGTGGCCGTGGTCTTTCCTTCTTAGCGACAGCTAAGCTATGCAAAACTAATGCCAACGGGCTCCCGCCCTGCCCGGTGAAATCTTTCCACATGTTGGCATGGAATATGCATATACGTTTGATAGCTTCGCTATCGGATTACTCTGGCGGAGTTCTCGCACTCTCGAAGGGTTGACCATCGACCCCATCAAATCATTGCAAAAGGGTTGTCTCTCTTCCCTGTGCAATATCCTTGCCAAGTTTGTCCACTCTCTCAAGCAACGCTTGAACAACGTTCACACTGTGAACATCCTCCATCTGGTAGAGATCAATACATTCATGGATAGCTGCTACCTTGGCATGTTGCCATGCCGCATGGGCTTGCATCGGATCGTTCCACGATCCAAGGGTAGATTGCTTCCCGAGGGTCCTACACTGAGCAACGTATACAGGCATCCCGTACTTGTCATAGCGTGCTAGGCGGACGCCTAGAGGGATATAGCTGTCCCACGTATTGGCACGGTTATTGCTTGTCTTGTCGCAGTTGGAGAATAGAGTGTGCATGTATGTAGGCGTGAACTCGCATGTATGCGGAGCATAGAGCTTGTTTCCCGGGTAGAGGATGTTCTTGTCTAGGCGGTAGCCTACGGCGTACCCTGACACATTCACCACCCAATCATAGAACGCTTCAAAGCCTGTTTTGGGCTTGGCCCATTCTTTGCATATCTCATCGCCTGCGATGACACGTTTACGCATGGCGTAGTAGATTTGCTTGGCGTAATGGATGTGAATCTTGGCATGATTGTTGCTTGTCATTGTGCCTCCTTGTGTGAATGTTGGTTACTCGATAGCGGCAGCTATCCACCTTTTAGTTTAACGTATTTACTGGGCTAGAGTCAATGTTTTCAGTGTCACCACTTCCGGTCGCAATATACTAAAGGGTAGAGCCTACACTTTGAAAGCTCCGCTTTCGAGGGTTACCCTTGTCATGCTTATGCAATTCGTGTGCCATGCAAAACGGGATAGCGGAGCTATCACAAGGTATACTATAGCATGCATCCGCATGCAAAGTGAAGTCACTTCTGAAGCGCATGATGAACTGTACGCAATTCTCATTGCAAAATGAGAACGGATGTAAGCTGTCGCTTAACACAATCGGCAAAGTGTTAACACAATCGGCAAAGTGGTAGCGCGGAAAGGGGTTATACCAAAAATCTACTCAAAACAACCAACATCCTATGCTAATCGCATATGGCCTTAAAACCTCCTACAAGCCTCATGCCATAAGGCTTTCGCCTTGACGGTGCAGACTAACATAGCGAAGCTATCGCTTCATATACGGCCTCACAGGCCGCTTAAAACCGGTAGGTTTAAGGTGGGTTATTGTGGGGTTATTTGATAGGGGTGAACTGGACAGAATGCTATCTGTACAGCTTTCGCTGTCATGCTGTTATACATGTAACGTCAACGTTACAAGTGGTCTATCTTGTCATGCTGGTGCTACCTTCTACAGAGTGTTACAACATTACATGTTAATTACACTTGAAAGCTGTCGCTTTCGCAGATAGAACAAAGCCCGCACAAGGCGGGCTGTTAGAGCTTTAATGGATTAGTGCGGTTTAGTGATGGCTGCGGATGCACTTAGCTTCATCGTGGAGATTGCGGATGCGCTCGGCCCAAGGATGGCCAGAGAACTGATACCCACGATGCTCCGGCAGGAGCATCAGGCGGAGGGTTGCACAGCGTTCGTTCTGTAGGCGTGCCAGAGTGGCGTTCATGATCTTTCCTCGATTAGGCTTCAGTGAATGGTTAGCGACGAAGGGTTGCGAGATTGGACCCACAATGACCGCACCACTTCTTCCCCAGAGCTACTACAACATTGTGTTTGCTCTGTCCGCCATTTACGGCTCCGCACTTAAGACATACAACTACAGGCGAGTTATTCATGTTGTCTCCTCGGTCATGCTCTGTGATGACCCGGCGAACCGGGGTTACGGTTACTTGCGATACTTCTTAATCAAGTCGTGAGCCATGCTAATGGCGTCAGAGTAGGTTTCACCACCAGCTTGCATTTCCTTGACAGCCTTGTTACGCAGTGCATTCAATTTGTTTCCGTTGATGGTGCCTTTTTCATCCTTGACAGCTTCACAAGCATCGCGCAGAGTTTTCAGGGCTTGGTAGGTTGCTTGCATCGTCTTTTACCTATTCAGTTGATCAGGGTGATTCCCTTTGCTTGATGGCCATTCTACAGCAATGGCCTAAGCTGTCAACAACTTTATTTGAGTTCCTGTTTAGGGTAAACGGAGCCCCTTCCCGTCGGAGAATACCACCAGATTCCCGAATCCGATGTATGTGCTGGAGCTTCCAGCTTCGTGAGCCTTCAGGCAGCCATCGACTATAGTCATGCCATCCCCGGGTTGAACTTGAGTCCATTTGGTTTTAGCCCAGCCGTACCGCCCGTAGTACCCTTCTCTGACAAACCAAACCCCGTCTTCCCTGCGGGCGTAGTCGTAGCCGTCATTGCCAATGCGGGAGAACTTCAGATTTGCCTTTGCCATTTTGCTAGTCCTTCTAGCTTAGGAGACGCCTTGTGCGTCTCGATAGGCACAGTATAGGAACCCTTTAGTCTCACGTCAACAGGTATTTCTGCCTTATTTGCGTTTGTTCATGGCAGCTTTTAGCCACTGTACGGCCCGCTTAGCTTCCCGGCTGAGCTTCCACGTGGCGGGGTTTCGCATTGCCTTCTCCCGCCGCTTGGCAGCCTTGTAGGCACCAATACAGTCCTTGTAAGGGCGGCCATAGGCAGCACAGGCGTAGAGCGATGCCACCTTCACGACTCGGCTATCAGGATAGCGTAGCGCTGCACGCAGGGAGACCGCCCCGGGGCGGCGGGTCAAATGAAACTCCTCGGCGATGCTCTTTGCATACTCGCTCTTCATTTGACGATTTCTCCTTCGTAATTGAGCCGACAGATAATCACTTCGCAGCCCTCCTCTTCGTCGAAGAAGGATAGGCGGATACCGGTAGCATTAGGATTACACATATGCGCGGCCCATTGCTGGGCTTGTTCTATTGATCCCACGGCGGGAGAATTGACAGCGAGCCCTCGACTGGTGACAAACCTGATACGGCAGCAGCGGGCTTCGAATAGTGTCTTCAGGCGCATCTTTAGGCCTCCTATGGGGTTAGTGAATTGTCTGGCTCTGATGACGCATGATGGGCTGCGGGTCAACATCGATAAGCAAACTCGGCGATGCAAGATGCGTTGACCAATCCGACAAGCTGGCCATTGCTGTCATATCTTTCAGACGGATATGCTGCCAAGCGTCCATGTAACTATCGCAAATCTCGCTCCGCTCCGCCGGTGTTAGATGATAAGCCGGGCTGTCAGCGTCTGTAAACACCAGCCGAGGATCACTCTGATACAGCGTGGCCAGCTCCACCTGAATATAGAAAGTGCGGTAGAACTCGTCCGGGGTGACGATAGCTATTCGGTAGTCTGGAGCGTTAGGGCCCAAACCGTCGCCGCTATATTCGTTTACAATGAGACCCGATGCCCGGATGTTATCTACTGCCGCTTGCAGGAATTCACGGATGGATTGAACAGTGTAGGCGGAGTCTTTATGGATAAACAGAATATTCATTTTTTCTATCTCCTGTTGAAGGGTTAGAGATACTTTCGGCCACTGAAGGCATTGCCGCATCCGAATATGGAAAGATATTGGTTAGTTTCGCTAATCTTTTGTTCGGTTTCGATTTCGATGCGGAGCATTTCCAACTCGTACCGAGCCAATCCGCCCCACTCTCGTTCAAGACGGGAATACTCCTCTTTCAGTTTCATCAAACGCTCGCTCATATTATCTCCTACAGGGGTTATTATGGACGGGGTGGCCCCGGGCATTCCGGGGCTATGCCAGTCTGTCGGTTACGGTTTCCATCCTGACCGGCTGACGTATTTTACCATCTTTTTCAGCAGGCGGTTTCGAGAGGCTTTCAAGGACGGCGGTACTTGAATTTTCTTACCGCCGAGGACAGAAATCATGCCGTCAATTGCTTTGTACTGGTAGGAATCAGTATATTGGCGTTTCATTTGTCAGTACTCCTAGTAGGATTTTCTTCAGGCTGCCAGTTCGAGCATTGCCACATCATGGGCGTCTTTGAACAGGATAGCGGCTTCAGAGGCACTATACCCGCGCTCCACCATGAATGCAACCCACTTTTCACTGCTACGATCATCGCGGGCTTGGATGGTCTGGCCCTTGCGCAGGTGAGCACAATGGTTAACCTTGATCTCGGCGATGATGTACTCTTGGATTTTGATCTGGCTCATCGGGTCAGTCCTGATGTTGTTTGCTGGTATGGGTGCATTATGGGGCCCTTTTCGGGCCCCGTCAAGCATTAGATACCCAATTCCGCGTATTTTTCCATCTTGCGTTCTGCGGGAGCCATAATCATGGCCATGGTGGCGTTTTCGGTCCAGTCGGCGATCACTTCGCCAGCGCTGTTACCGTAGATTGCCCACATAGAGCCGACGATGTTGTCCGGGCCGTCACCCTTGCGGAAGCGGATGATATCCTCATCGGTCGATTGCAGGCTGTCAGAGATTTCCTTGATATCGGTAGACTTCTTCACTACCCACTCGCCATCGCTGCCATCCTTCACGCTCACGGTGAAGCCAGTACGGATTGCACGCATTACTGCTGCCATCACTACAGCCTTTTCAGCCCGCATGCGCTTTTGGACCAGATCACGTGCCTTGATATCCTCGACGAGTGCTGCACAATCGTACTGGCGGACACCCGGCTTGCGGTAGGCGTTACGCAGGGCGATGCGGAACAGGGTGGCGTAGGGCAGGCTAGTGCCAGAGGCCTTGTCCATGCGGGCGACGTAGTGGGCGTATGCGAAAGTGTTCATTGGCTTGTTCATGGTGAATCTCCGGGTTTGTGGTTTTGCCTGCCGGCGGTTTGTCTTGCTTGAGGGCCATTCTACGCGAACGGCCCAAGCTGTCAACCCTACAAACCGAAGATTTTCAAAATTTCTTTCGAAGCCTCACAGGCCGGATCGTCCCCTAGGTCTAGGGGTAGTTGCTCCGAAGGAATCGGGGCCAGAGCTTGTGTGACAACCGCAGCGATCATGCCAGCCTTGAGTAGGCCCACCCATTGGGCAATGGTTACTTCCTTGACGCAAACCGCCGCATCCTTGCGGAATACACACTGCCGGATACCAGTCCTTACATGCTGCCTGTCCACCTCATACATTTTGATTGAGGCGCTGGAGTGCTCGGTCAGATTGCTGTAGTAGTCCCCGAACCAGTCATCTAGTTGTTTAGGAGACGTGAAGGCGAAATACTCAAAATGGCGGACATCAGGTATCCCGTCATGCTCCGGTACGGGCCGCTCGGGAGTGGAGGACGTATCAATCTCCATACCATAGTTAACATACGGTCCCTCGCCGTTCCTGCACTCCACCCGATAAACTACAGTTTTGTCACCCATGACCGTCCCTCTAGATCACATTATTTGCTGGCTGTTCTACGCTTGTAATGCATTCTACTGCCCTTTTCGGGCTAAGTCAAAGATTACGAAGAACCAAAATTGCACCCACATTGCGTAGGATGAGCGCCCGTATTCGGACATTTCCTGATTGTTCATTTTGTATGCGGCTGCTAGGCCGCTTTCCTCGAAATAGTCATCAACGCCGGCGAATTCGCATCCCTCTGGGGTTGATGAGATACCGGCAGACATCATGACCGAGTTAACTGCCATTTCAACGGGCGAGGGGAACAAATGAATCTCCCGGAGACGGATGCACATATACCACGGCATTCCGTACTCAATTGCATAGTTCAGGCCTTTTTGGAAAATTTCAGAAAGTTTCATAGATACGTCTCCTATTCGGGGATTTTGTTGTGAACAGTGAACCGATTCATATCTGCCTTGTGCCGGGTCTCGATAACAGGCGTAAAAGGCGGGAAAACGTCGTTTGCTTTACCGTATTTCACTATCTGCTGGGCATACTTCTTTGCCAGCGCATGGGTAGTGAACAGGGTCGGCTCAAACTCTGGTCCAATGCTGCCAGTAACGATGTAGCAGTGATTCGGGCTTTCATTACCTGCGGTTCGATCAACGATGGCCATTTTCTGTATCCTTTCGAGGTGGGGCGCTTATGCACCCCTTGGCTAGGCATTCTACGCTAGTTGGCTAGACTGTCAAGCGTTATCTTTGAAATTTTCGAGAATAGATAGCTCTACCTGTGAATGGTCGATCTCGAAAGCTTCGTATGTGTCTATGTCACTGGACCGCGCCACCGACTCCGCTATCGCCACCAGTTTGTCAGGTAGTTGGTGGGATTGGAACATAGAATTACCTGAGACTCCGGCTACGATGAAAGGGATGGCCCATACACTCACATCTGCCTCATACACTTCTACAATCCATGCCGGATCAAAATTATCCTCTGGAAAACAGCTAGCTTGGTGGCTAGCGTTAGGGCACGAATAATCATCCTCTACGCAATCCTGAAACTCTTCGGGAATGTCAACCACCAGAGCATAGATTTTACCTCCTTCGGCCATCATAGCCTGCTGCAATTGGGCCTGTTCTAGGCAACGAACGATGCATTCTGCCTTAGCATACTCCTCTTCGTCGTGCCACTCCATCTTGCCTACGTTGTAAAAGTAGGACATTCCGTCATGGTCCGAAACGTCCCAAGGTGCGGCCAATCCCTCCTTGCCTCGACGGTTCATGATAGCTTTCAGGCCTTTTGCAGTGGTTCCATGAACTAGCAGCATTTTATCGATCTCCGGGTTTCAGATTGAGCCTTTCGGCTGTTTTCCTTTCTTGAGGCCTATTCTACAGGTACAAAAACGCCCGTCAAGCATTATTTCAGCCTAACGGGCGATATTTTACAGCATTGCCAGCTTGGGAAGAGCATCGACAGTGGTTTCCCAGCAAGCTACAGGACGCCACGTGGTTTCGTCATATTCGATCATGATGGCTCGGTCGGTTTCCTGATGAATCCACTCCTCTAGCAGGCCGTCATTGTGAGTATTCCAATTGATCCAACCTAGAGCATCTAGCCTCACCTCCACCGGGAAGGCTGCAAACTCAGCCTTGAGCTTGGTCATTTGCTCTTCAGCATGCCCAGCGTAGGCAAAGCGTTCTGCGATGTTCTGAGCGGCAGCACCTGAGAAAAACTCTACGGTCCGGAGCCAGCGCCTTTCATAGTATTTCACTCGGCGGACGATGACAGCGGCACGTTGACGGTACTGCTTGAGGGAAAGATGGGGCGCGTTCATGGTAGTTCATCCTCTGCGATGAGTTGGCAGGTAAAATCGTAGTCGAAAACAAAGCGAGGGTCAACTTGAATATTGAACCGGCTAAGGTAGCGGGTCAGTCGGGCGTCGGCATTGGTCGCCACCCATGCGTCGCCCCACTCCTCGGCCTCCTCTACCAGCCGAGCATTACACTCTGCGGCTTGTCCCGGGAGCGAGTGATCGATAATGTAATCATCACATTGAACGGCAGAGCAAAGGGTCAGAGTTAAGGCTAAGATCGACATTGGAGCATTCCTGTTTTGATGGAGATTGCAGATTACAGTAGTTCGTACCGATAGTCAAGCTTCATTTGGCGGCACAGTTTGTTCCATTTCACCAGCAGGCGGAGTGCAGCAGGCATCGGCAGAGCCTCGATCAAATCGGGATCACCACCGCAGAGGCCCATAGATTCGCTGAAGTGGGCATCGGTGAATAGTGTGATCTCACCGTCCCGCTTTCCGCCGACAACCCGGACGCCTTTGCTCCAGTTAGCTTGAGTCATTTCCCTTGTTCCTCTAGCTGTGCAATGACGGTTTCCCACCACAAGCAACGCATCTGATAGGCCCTATCCGATACAAAGAAGGAGTATTCACTCTCTAGCTCATCATCATATACGGCTCTTTCGTAACCCGGCACCTCTTTCATAAGCTTAGCGTGCAAGGTGGCATAGCGCCCTAACAAACCCTGAATAAACTCCTTGGCTTTCATTGACTCGCAGCACGAAATACCGCCGTAGTCGGTCACCAGACCGCACATGAACGAATTGTTCTTGTAAAACTTCAGGTTATTTTTCAGGATAGCGGAGATTTTCATTCTGTGGCCCTTTTTTCAGTTAGATAGCAGACTTAGCGGCATCGATTGCAGATTCTTTATACTCGAACGGACCCCAATGGTAGCTGACAGGCTCGCTCAGGCTAGTTCCGAAAACGCTCACGATGTAACAGCCATAAACATCCTCATAGACAGTAGCAGTACGGCTATCACCGCTTGCGTAGTCTTCACTTTTGAACTGAGCTACAGCTTTCATTTTGAGTCTCCTAATGGGCGGTTTGTCTTGCTTGATGGCCATTCTACGCGAATGGCCTAGGCTGTCAAGCATTATTTTCTGTCGTCTTTCAGTGTGTAGGGCCAGCCTAGCGCTTGCCAAGCCCGGAATTTGGCTACCGTTTTAAGAGCGTGCGTTTGATTGATACAGAATCCTAGCACGGTCACCCGGTCACCTCTGTAACCGGGCTCAGTACGGATGATGGCCCACCTCTGGCCCCGTTTCTCTGTCGAGTAAGAGGCCGTCACTGGTAACGCTCGATATCACGCAGAGTCTTAAGAGCATCGTTGTGCCCTATGCTCAGGTTAGGATGATACCCGTACTCACTCAGAGCGTTGATTGCAGCCCGGTTAATGCCCTTCCATTCCACCCATGCTGCAATGACATTCCCAGTCACCCGGACACTCTCAGCACCATATGCAACGAATCGGGAGTTATGGTAGCTAACCCGCAGAATGTTATGCCCGGCTTTGTTTGCAATGTAGCAGGTAGAGCCGTGGCCATTCATTAGACCACCACGGCCAGTAGAAGCTAGCTCTAAGGCTAGGTCGATCTTAGGCCCCAAGGCCTTAAGCTGGGATTTGTTAAGCTGCCGCATCACTCGCCTCCTTTGTAGCAGGCCGCGCCCGCCGCTGTCTGATACTGAGAGGGGAACCACTTCACTCCCCATGCGGTTAGCTGAGCTTGTAGCTGCCTTGTCAGATTCTGCCCTTGGCTAGCCTTGCGAGTTTCCTTGTAATGAATTTCCCCGTCCGCTTGCACCATGACCCCGGACATTCCCTGCCCTAGGGCATCGTATATGACGATTCTATGCTTGTTCTTGTGATCCTGATACAAGACTACCTTGCATCCGTTTGGAGCCGCTAGGCTCCGCACGGTTCGTTCTAGGCCCATCATCTTACACTGATTGAATGGTGCGTAAACAGATTCGTCCATTGTGTTAACCCTTAGCAATGAGATCGACAGTTTTCTTTGCTGTGCCGTGGGCACGGAAGCCGATAATATACTCCCGGTCGGCCACTTGGCACAAGCCGCACGACTTACAAGTCACCTTGTCGCTTTTCTCAGCCGGACAAGCTACCACTTTACGTCCTTTCGGCGTGAAGCTTACATTCTCCGCGTCCATCGGGAGAATAGTCACTACAGGGGCGATGTTCAGGTCGGCCAGTTCATCGGCGTGCGCTACATTGTTGCCCGACAGGTTGATAGTGAAGCCGCTACGATTGGCCGACAATACGTGCTGGCGGTTCATGAAATTGTTCATCGGGTAATGTGTGTAGGTGAAGCCGCGACGTCCTTTGTTGGCTTTCACCAAATCCATTAGCGCAACGCCGTCGATAACGTCATCCTGACCTACCAAATCACCAGCTTGATTATGACGCCACAAGTCGCCACGGGAGATAGATCGCACCTGTTGAAGGAACTCTTTCCACTCTACGCCACGTTCACCATTGCTCAGCTTTTTCCAATGGAGATTAACCGGACCGTAAGAGGCATAGCAGCCTTTAGCCTTGAGCGGGCAAGCGTCCGGACAAGTGTCTTTGTGAGACGTGCTGACAGGGATCGGACCAGTTTTAGAATTGGAGGAGACGGGGTTAAGATGGAAATTCATTTTGGTTCGCCTTGTGAGTGGTGATCGGATGTATTCTGTTTTAAATAACGAGACTTGTCAAGCCTTAGACAATCTTTTCTTTCGCATAGTAGGAAAGCCAGAGGCAGCCGGCGGTATAGACCACTCCGCCAGCTTTTTCGATGGATTGCCAGTTTTCAATGGAGAACGCACAGGTGAACAGTTTCATATCGTTGTTCCTTTCAGTCTAGGGGCTTATCCCCTCTCGTGCCGCCCATTCTACAGTGATCAGTGGGCGTGTCAACTGTTTTTTGAGATGAACCATACGAAAATGACGAAAGATAGGACTGCCCAGAACATCCGAGGCTCGACCCATTTCAGCCTCATCACCCTGCGGTAATCTTCTGCCGGGACGTGGTAGCCTTGGACGTTGGTAGGCTCTTCCTCTGGTAGACCGTAGGCCCGGGCCCTCTGCCGCATTATTTTCCGGCGTCGAGCTTTCAGAACCCTTGCCATTTCGTTGTATTCATCCGGGTCCGTTGCATCCTTGACCCGTCGCAATTGGCCCTCTAGCTTATCGACTTCGCCAAGCTTGCTAAGGTAGGGGTCTATCTTGTCCCGTAGCGGAGTATCATCCTCAGTCTGGTCCTGCACCCACGACGGGAGCCGCTGTCGTCTAGCCATAACATACCGCCCACTGTCCCGAAGTCTTAAAGAGTTTTATGTCCTTTTGAGCGGGCAGACCGGCGAACTCCGGCATGGCGAACAACCATGCAAGGCAAAAAGCATGGCGAGCATCGGGACAGGGTACGCATTGACGAACCATTTTTGGTATCTCCGCTGGGGTTGAGAATCCTAAAACCACTCGACGAATGGGCTTAGGATTGCCGGCGAATCGGCCCACCGGCTAGGCACAAGCCTTACATATCGTCGCGGAAGTCGAAAGCGCGGCCTCGGCTAGCTTTGCGATTGTCACGCGATTTGCGGGATTCTTTACGTTCGGAACGTTTGGCGGCCTCGAACTGGTAAGCGGAATCGAAGTCGGAAGCCTTGATAGAACGTGCCATTTTAATCTCCTTTCTGTTTAAGTTTGTCTTGCTTGATGGCCATTCTACAGGAATGGCCTAGGCTGTCAAGCTTTTAATCGAATTTATATTCGATTCCATTTACCTTGGCACGGGTCAGGGTCTCAAGGTTGATAGTGCGGAATGCGGATTTACCCTCTTCCATGTTCAGCACTTCGGCGGCGGTATACAGGTGCGGCTTGCCGGCGCTGGTGGGCTTGCGGGTAGCAAACTGGCCGTTAGCATACGCCGACTTGATCTGACGTTTACACGTCATTTTCCGAACGGTGCCGTCCGCCTTGATAAACTCCACACTGAAGAAACTGCCATCCTTCGCTTCGTCGAGAATGGATCGCTTGCGGTCTACGCTAACAGACTTAGCCATTACTTAGCCTCCTTTTTGTTCAGCTTGACAGCCCAGCGCTTTTCAGCTTGAGCGCCGTTGTCTACCACTTTACGGCCATTGGTGGCCATTGCACGGGCTTGGGTACGGGTTTTGAAAAACATTTGCATCTGCTTTCTCCTCGCCTGTCGGCGTCTTCGTTGTCTGTGGGTGCTATTTTGCAGCTAGTGGGTCAGGTTGTCAAGCGTTTATTTCACTAATGAGCACATAGAATTCGATCCCGCGCCAAGCCCCTCCCACCTTGGCCATATCACCTTGTATCTTACTCACTCGGCCAGTCCATATTTCTCCCGTGCCGGTATGCTTGAGGAACTTACCACCTACCAATTGTTCGGGCGTGTATTGGCACGTTCCGTCGAGCTTTTTCCGAATGTCACCCCGGATAGCCACGATATCTCCTACTCTGACGGTCATCAGTTCTCCCCTCATGCCGTTTTTACTTCGATAGACCGAGCGACAATCGGTCCGTCCTGCCCGATATTGTACGATACCACCGGGAGCGATTCCCATCGACGGAGCATCCATTCTGTTTTATCGCAGTCGTCTGCGAAAGGCGGCAGGCCGTCGCGGAAAGCGATCTCATCCGCAATAAGATTAAGTATATCGTCCAACCCCTCGTCTAGGTCGAGCGTTCGGCCAAGCAAGGCGAAGGCTTGAATCAAGGCCTTGTAACTCAGTTCCGACAGAACGATTTTAACAGAAAGGCTATCCATCACTCGGCCTCCTCCACAGTGATATCAGACGGATACCCGTCATGGTTGACCAGCGATTTCCGCACCTCTTCGGCAGCACACATGATATCGAAGAAAACAGTATCGATCAACTGGCCATTCTGGTATACGTTCCAAGCTTGCATTTCTGAATCTCCTTATGCTGTGCGGAAAGAGCGTGTGTCCGACTTCACGTCAAAGATAACCCCGACGCCTTGGACGGTTCCATTGCAGTAAAGGCTGTGCCAACGGGCTGTACCCTTCGAATGCTTCACCAGATAGGTGCGGCGACGATACATGTATGCGCCGTCTTCCCATTCATCATCTTTCTCGATAGGGAAGTATCGGTTCAAATCTACCGCAATACGATCAAGCTCGCTACGATTGTAAGCCGCGTAGAGTGCCCGATGATTACAAAGAGCTTTCATATCTGCTTCCTGCGTGGGTGCTCAGGGTGTTTCCCTTCGCTTGAGGGCCATTCTACGCGAATGGCCCAAGCTGTCAACATCTTTTTCTCAATTATTTTCGTTCTTCACCCAAACTAACCTGCCTAGCGTCTCAGGACGCCCGCGTACCTGTTTTCTCGCCATGCTGGTCCGTCTGAAACCGTAATGGTTGAGTAGTTCAAGCTGGCCGCCTCCGTGATGGATGGCCAGTCGCCACGGATAGACGACTACCTTTTCCTTAGTGCTGGCGTATTGGTTCGGTTTGGCCCCGATCAATTCGCACCACTCTTTCCATACCGCGCCGTGGCCCTGCCCTCGTCCAGCTTTGGCGTGGGCTATTTCGTGCCGGATAGTATCCAAAACAGCAGGCAAGCCGTTGTTAGCTACATAATCAGAGCCTAGCTCTATGAGCTTTTTAGTATAATGGCACCGACCTAGTGTAGCCTTCAGCTTACGATTGAATCTGAATTTCCAGCCTTGTTTGAGGAGGCCCCACTTGTCCATTTCCTGTAGGGCCAATTCCCGGGCGTCATTGTGCAACATTGTAGAGTACCGTTCCGTTGAATATTGGCTCATTGTGCCTATATAGAGACAGCCTGTCAACCTATTTTATGTAGATTTTTCTCTATATTTTCGCTTGCCTTCTTTTCTTGCTTGTGTATAATGACAGGCAGGCGGGCAACGCAGGCAGGAGGCCGAGCACCGGAGGCAAACACGGAGGGAGCCTGAGATTTAGGTTGGCACGCTAATTGCAATTGCAAAGACTGTGCCATAAAAATTATGTTGACAAAGGGGTTTGTCATAGTAGAATGGGCACATCTTAAACGCGGGGTGCGAGTCCCCAACTACATATCGCCTTCACGACGGATAGTCGAGGCCTACGCCTGCCCGGGAAACTGGTGCGGGCTTGCAACGTTCGTGCCAACTGAGGTCCGTCCTAGGAATTTTTAGTTAGTGTGCTAACGATTAAAGGTAGCTTGCTAACCAATTAGATAGCCTGCTAACGATCCGCCCTTCTGAGAAATCCGGCTAAATTTCAGGGGAAATTCCTCTGTAGAAAAATCCCCTTCTGTGAAAAACTGTCCAGTTCCTAAAAATCTGCCCAGTTCTCAATTTTGCAGTCTGTGAAAATCTATCCAGTCCCTAAAAATCCATCCGGTCCCTAGCTTAGATCGCCTCGTATTCCTCCCGTTTAATTCTGTGCAGTACTCTTCGCTGATACCAGCTAATTAAGTATGCTATACAAGCCCTCTTCTCGATCTCTGTGGCATCCATCTGAGAAACAAACTCTTTGATATCCGCCAGCCAATACGCATATTCGCCACCGTTGTCAATCTTCATTCTAACCCTCCTATTAAGCGTCACACTGTCCTTCTACGGCTAAGTAGTAGCTCACCTTGCCCACACTCGAACGGCTCTTATACGAGCATTCTGAGCCTTTTCCTGAGAAATTTCATATTGCCCATATTGGCCGAAACTCCCAGAAATCTAAAAATAATTTGAAAATAACCCCTGCCACGAAAAAGCCCGGCTCTCGCCGGGCAATTCTAAAATAATGGTGGCTTATTTTCGCCACTCTGCTCCGACCACGGTCCATTCGCGGGTCCACCGCACCTCCGAAGAGCTGTGCAGCTTATCCCACAGGGGATCATCCACACTGATACACTTAACTACCCTATCCGGTACAGAGTAATAGGAAGATGGGCGGTCGTCTTTCTCGTTGTACTCCCATTTTACACCATTCACTAGGTCGAGGTTTTGAAGTTCATCCGGTACATTTCCAGATTGAATGTCGGTTGCCTTTGGAGACAGGATAAAATGGATACTCCACCGCTTTCCTACCGGCTTAGCGAACACACTAACCCACTTCGAATCTTTCTCAGTGAATTCTTTTCTATCTAGTTCCCTCTCTAGATGGTGGTAACCCCACCGACCCCCACCCCACCCTCGGCTAGAGTACCGGCCCTTTTTAGCTAGGAGGTGCCAAGTGATCTTCACCTGTCCGAGGTAGACTGCCTCTAGTCTCTCCTCTGTCCCGTAGCTAAGAAGAGTGCATCGATCCCCTGCAACCATATCTTTAACAGTTTTGGCCGCCTCTTTTCGCTCTACGAAACTTACAGCTTCTTTGTAGAGAGAGGAGCCTTCCGGCAGTAGAACGTGCTGAGAGCCCATCCGAACCCACACGCAAGGCTCTTGAATAACTCCCTTGATTACTGTGCAGTTGTAGAGCAAGGTCGAGATATTCCCGGTAGGAACCTCTAGAACAAAGCCCCTAGGGTCCGTCACACGGAAATATTTGTTCTCAGTGACCCAGCGTTCAACACTGTCCCCGATGAAATGCCCCGAGATAGGGATGTTGTCTATGAAGCAAGTCTCGGCATTCTTACCTGCCCAGCTCATACCAGTCTGCTGCTTTTTCTTGAAGCTGGCAGCCAAGCTACCATCTTTATTGAAGTCCACTTGAGACATGTATGCCAAAAGCGTCCCTTTATAGTCGCCCTTCCGCTCGCTTTTAGCTACCCATAGTTGCTTCGATATATTGAATTGCATTTTCTTCCCTCCTTTGTTGGATGCCGCAAGTTTACATATTCCGGCCAACCTTGTCAACCACAAATTTCAGGCAAAAAGAAGCCCGCCTTGTGGGCGGGCTGAAAGTGTGGCGTCCTTGCCACTAACCATGATTTGAATCTCTACCTACAACACTTAATTACAGAAGGTCGTCTGGGTAGGCTTGGCCGGACTCTCGAATAGCCAAGTGGCGTTCTAGAAATTCGATATGAGCATCAAACCATGCACGGATGCGTTGATTTGGTGCAAAGCGTCTAGCTTCTTTGAACTCTTCGAGTTCCTGCCGCAGACGACGTACCGAGTACTTGCGATACACGGCCTCTTTCCAGCGGCTAGTCATTGCTAGTTTCCTTATACTGAGTAGGGAATTTCCTACATCCCATTGTACCATTCGTCGGCTTATTAGTCAATCTCAAGCTAGGGGCCCGGGCCAAACCGAGTCGGGGTTTTTAATCCACGCCTTAATATCGATCAGAGTTTTGAAGCCTTCGGATTTGATCCTGCCTTCGCATCCATAAGGGTAATAATACCACTTTTTACCCTCTTTACCGAGCCATCCTAACCTCTTTTTACCGAACCGGACGATCACTCGCCCGTCCGGAGTGACAGGGAGGAAGTTGACGCACTTGTTAGTCGCGGACATTTCACCACTCCATGCTAACAGTGACGGTCTTAGTCTTGTCGTACATGTTGCGGAGAATCGCTTCCCAGCCTACTGCCGTGGGATATACAGCATTTACCTCGTAGGTTTTACCGTCAGACCGCAGTCGAACAACATCACCTGCCTTGGGTCGCTTATCGAGGGATAGAGTTTCTACTTCTTTAGGCTGTGCTTTCATGAGTCCTCCTCACATCTTGCTGAAGTTTTGCTTGTAGTCATTATACACACTATCAAACAAGCGGTCAATCGTCTGGATATGCACCTCTGACGGAGTTCCAGCCGGAAGGAACTCGCCTTTAGGCGGAATCAGTGAAGTAGCCTTCTGACCATTCTCTCCAGTATACGTCACTGCTGCGTTCACTGCAACCTTAATATCGCGTGCCGTAGACTCGCCCGGGCGCATCACCTGTCGCACTTCATGTACTACCTTGTCCTTGGTGGTGAATTCACATGCAGGTTTGTTATCTTCCACCTTGATACACATGCTGTACAGTAGTTTCTCGCTCGTCACAGAGCGACCAAGGTTGATGGTGCCATCGTCGGTAGACACGATAATGTCTTTCTTGACGGGCTTGCTGACCAATTTATGAATCCCAGTTACAAAACCTATCGCTGAGAGTGCCAATGCGATAGTGATAACCAGAGCTTGAACAACGCTTTTCATATCCATCCTACTCCCTCCTAGTTGACTTTAAAAGTCCAATGTGTTCATCACTGCTTCAGAAGCGTCCCGCAGATTAGCTCGGAGCTTGTCGCAGTCTTCGATACTCACTTGCTCATTCATTTCAGCCATGGTAATCAGGCCGTGAATGTAGCCTGTCCGATTAGACAAGGCTCTGTCCCTGAAGCCCTTAGAATAGGCCATCACGTCCTCCTGCAAGCGATATATGCACACCTCGACGTACTCAATAATTTTCTCTGTAGTGGCCATTCTCGGCTCCTCCTTGTCTGTGATGGGCTTATCTTACAAAGAATATTATTCTGTGTCAAGCCTCTTACTGTCTGCGATATCCTGTAGAAGCTGCATCCTGACGAACGGTTTATCTTTCTCTGCCTTCTCGCAGTCAGGGCAGTAGATGGTGCAAACTCCGCGAACATACAGCTTGCCTCCACAGTGATAGCACATGTTGATTCCCAGTGTATCCACAACATTAGGTCGCATAGTCTTCAGTCCCCCTTGCCGGGTGCGGCGCCGAGTATGGAAAGCAGTTGGCGCTCAGCCGTGATTCTGGTGTCGTGGTCCTTGTCGCTCATCATGTTGAGAAGCGGCTCAACCGGCACCAGCATCCACCCCTCCGGCACGCTGTGCTGAGCTACTGGGGATGAGAGGAATTCGTCGATTTCCTCAAGAAGCTTGATTTGAGCGCTCTCGTTGAGAGGATTGTCACAGTCCACGAAACCACGCGCTTCCTGAAGTAACCCTACCGCCGCCAGCAGTTTCGCCTCCAGCTTTTCGACCTTCTTAGCGTTCAAGTCTCGGTCATACATCACTTGCATGTACTTGTCGAACATATCCATATCAAATCTCCTTGTCAGCTTGGTGCCGATACCTAACTTGGAAATTCCAAGCGTCTTTTGAGAACTCCCGGGCTAGAAGCTCCTGTCGGCTCGCTAAAACAGCAGGCACATTAGGCGACTTACCTACGTAGACATAGTAAACGTTAACGTCCCACTTGTCAGCCCCGTAGCGCTCAGTTCCTTTAATTTCGACCACATGCCCTTCGCAGCTCTCCCACAGCTCTCCTTGATTGAAGGCAGGACCGTCCGGGCTGTGAAATTTCTGGGCCCCGTTCATTCCTCAGTTTCCTCTAGGATAGTATACCCCGGGTACAGGAACACTTCAGCGATAATCCCTTGACGCACACCGAGTTCCACGCCTGTAACATCATGGATGTGAATCTGACCATGCTTATCTCTCGTCCACTGAATCCCACGGAGGAGATTATGAACGGCTAACTGACATAGGGTCAGAACATGCCGCTGTTCGTTGTCGAGAACGATATACCGGATTTTGTCAATAGTCTGTTCCATTATACTTTCCCCTTTTTAGTAGTTAGGTACGAGCACCCTTTGCTGACCGGGATGCACAGGTTTGTCTGGCTCGACGTCACTATACTCCCACACGCTAATTACTCGATTATCCTCCGTTACACAGGCAAATTCACAAAATCTAGTTCTTTGTAGACCGGCTGCTACATCCAGCGCGTAAGTTGCCGAGCCGTAAGGCTCACTAGTTTGCATCAGTCGCTTTTTAGAATATTTTTCCATTAGATCACCTCGATTCCAGATTGTAGGAGCGCGTCTCTGGTGTCCTCTACGTTGTAGGCCCAATCCCCAGACCAGTAATCGCCAAAGTATTCAGGATTCGGCAACTCCACCTTCAGGGCCTCACGACTAGACCTCCAGATATACTCTGCCCAGCCTTTAGCACAAGATTTGCGAAGCTCTTCCTGCTCCTCTCGGGCCCACCACCGGTTAAACTCTTCTCTCAGTTCGTTGTTCATCGTGTGAACTCCACTACCCACGTAGGCTCCGATCCTACAAAGGACCGCCGGAGCGTAGCAGTCCATCCCTTATCTATAAGATAGCTTGCGCGAGAACTTGCTGCACTCCAAGAGAAGTAGACCTCAGTAAACTTGTTCATTTCGACCCTCCGTCTGTTTGATGGGCTCAGAATACACAAAGGCCCGGGAGCTGTCAAGCCCCGGGCCGATGGTTTTACATGCACATTTCACATTCTTCTGTTCTAGAGATATCCCCAGCTCCCCGCATACTATAGATGTAGTATAGCGACAGGATGTTCGGGTCTTCCATGGCCAGACGATGGATGTACGAAATGTAAGCCGGCGAGTCGTTCGACGTGAAGTACAAGTTGATACTCTGCCCTTGGTCGATGTACTTCTGCCGCTGGGAGCACAGCCGTAGGTAGTCTTCCATTCTCACTTCGAAAGCAGTACGGAATACCGCCTTTTCATGATCGGTTAGCCAGTCTACGTGCTGAACACTTCCCTTGCGTTCGTTGATCTGCCTTGCACACTCTTCCCAATCGAGGCCTCGCTCTTGAATAATCTCCAGCAACACCTTGTTGACACGGAAGAATTCACCTCCAGCGCTCTGCTTGGTGAAGCACATAGCAACGTCCAGTCCGATGCCCTCAGAAGCCCCAGCCATGAGTTCTGCCGTCGATTTAGTTGGCGGCATCATCATCGTAGTGGCATTACGCTTCCCTAGTCCACGGCACCCCTCCGGCTCTCCTAGAACCGCAGCCAGCCAACTGTTACAAGCTTCCGCTTGTTCCTTCATCCCTTTGAAGATGGCGTTGTTCAGGAACATCGCATCCATACTTCCAACCGGGAATCGTTCCCGCTGGAGCAGAGTGTGGAAGCCTAGAACGCCGCTACCAAGTGCCCGGAAGTCCTTGGTGAACCGGTAAATCTTCTCCAGAGCCCTTCGGTCTTGAATACTAACTTCGTCCATGGTTGCGAGGTACTCGCTGATGTTGCAATCCGACATAACCTGCCCGATGAACACAAGGTGTTCAGGCCAAGAACGGTAGAGTTCGAGGTTATAGTTCAGAATTACGCAACTGAACGTGTACCAGTCATTAGCTGGAAGCACAGTTTCTTGGCAAAGGTTGGATGCCTCTACCTTCAGCCCTGCTCGCTTGAACGGCTCTGCAAGGTGCCGGTTCATCTTGTCAATGAACGTGAAGTAGCCCTTGCCTCTTGCCAGCTTAACGAACATCATCCGCTTCCATCGTTTCAGCGTTTCAGGGTCTTTCTCGGCCATAGCCTTGCACCAGTTGTCGTCCAGCAACCATCCGACGTTGTTCGATTCTGTACGCTTGTACAGGTGATCGATAACGTTCCAGAAGTCCCCATGGCGAGGGTTAATGCTGTAGGCACAGCTACCACGACGAGAACCCTGTGCGACCTCTTCCATCACGTTGATAACGTCACGAATGACAGGCATAACACCCTGCGACTCTCCACCACGAATGGCATCGCCTTCGGATGGCCAATTGGTCAGGCTGAAGCTTGTTCCATGGCTGTGCTTCGTTAGCACGGCAATCTCTGTCATTACATTGTAACGGTCATAGAGGTTGTTGTCCATCAGCCCGCCAGCACAAGATACCGTAGTGCCCTTCTTGCGGAGACCTCCATTCGACAGAAGCGGAGTGGATGGGCTTACAAAACCGTCCCACATCACGTCGAAGAACGCTTGTTCCCAGTTCTTGCCTCTGGTGTACTCGTCCTGATCCCACCACTCAGGATAAACCGTGGGGGCGTGCTGAGCCATAGCTCTGGCTACAGTCTCAAAACGAGAGCGAACAGATTCGCCCTCATTCGAATATTTCTTCATGAACAACTGGTAGCCAGCCGTAGTATACCACAACGGCGTTTCACCTGCCGCTTGGCTGTTTTTCCTAGCTTCGGAATAGTTGAACGTGTCTCTCTTACTCATATTTCAGCTCCTCTTCCCAAGCTTTTGCCAGTTCCTCTTCATCCCACCCTAGTTCGTATTCCATGCCCATTCCCGGAGTGAAGAAGTCGATCATTTTATAAGCGTAAGTGTTCATTTCAAACCAATCCTTGATTGGAGTATCGTCATTCTCGAAGTGATCCTCTAGACCCAGACGACGGCACCAGACATTCAGACGATAGCGAACAAACGCTTTGTAGTTCTCAGCCGATTCTCCGTTCAGTTCTCCGCCCGGGATCGCCATATCAACAATACGACATTCATGCGCGTACACGTGATCAATCGCTTGTCGAATCTTCTCTACACGCCGAGTATCTTCAGACAGTGGTCGCCCAATCTCTGCGTAGTATTGGTTGATGATCTCAGCCGAAACTACACCATGCAAGTCCTCATCCACAGCGCTCTGGTTAGCCCCGCGTGCGATCACAGGGATATCGTTGTACCCGTTGCACTGGAAACTCTTCAAGATAGCGAAGGAACTGAACAGAAGGGCGGTCTCTGTTAGGCTGAAGATAATTACCGAAAGAACATCGTCTTCGTCGCCTAGCACAGACTCAAGCCACTCCATACGTCCCATAAGCTCCGGGTCATCCTTGTACGCCACGTAGTCGGCATCTGTATCCATCCCCAGCACTACGTTGATCTGGTTGTAGAATTCAGCGTGGACTGCCAATTCCATCATGCACAGGATCGAAGCCGCTAGTTTAACCTCTGGGCGAGGGAACGTGCGGACTACTTTACCCATCCAAAACTCCTCGCCTACGATCAGTTCGTATTTGAGGAACAGTTGAAGGACAGTCTTTACAGCGTGAAGCTGATGAGGTTCCAACTTGAACTTCAGGTTCAACTTATCCAGCTCTACCTTCATTTCGCTAGAGAACCACAACTTCTCTTCTAGTTGCTGGTTTGCTAGTTCGACAATGACCGGGTATTTCCGGGCATAGGACTCCGTTGGAGTCCTGATTTGTGTAATCTTATTGAAAATATCGGCCTCATCTGCGAGAGCCTTTGTAACTTCCATATCTACTCCTACTGCATTAATTGTGGAACGTTGCCTCTGTCGATCCCTCTGGTCGCATCTTACGAAGAGTGAACCGTAGATTACTATCATCACACGCTGCAATATGAGCTTCCAGAGAGGCGCAACCGAGGCTCAGCCACTCTTTATCTGTCCGCTCAAAGCCAGAGAATCGTAGACCCTCTACGACCCGGCCAATCAGTGTGCGATGTTGACAGAAAACCATTTCATACGAGTAGTTTTTAACATCCATGCCGTTAGTCCATAGATGCTCTCGCACTACCTTCTCATTGTTACTCTGGAATGCCTCTTTGAAACCATCTACCAGCATGAGGTCTTCCAGACTCAGGTTATATTCTGCCATTTTTAAACTCCTTCCTCTTCTTGGCCGTAGTACTCATTACATACGTGCCCTTTAATTAGTTGACGATGTTGGATGAAACCTCGGAAGTTACCAGACCAGAGGTCGCCATATTGGTCCAAGTGCGTCACACCGTCTTCCCATCCGGTTTGATTGTCCGAGATGCGGAGCATCGGTGTTGCTTGGTGTTCAAACGGGCTAGCGTGAACGGGCTTAGTATCTACCAATCGATTGTAGATTACAAGAGCTTTCTCCAGAGTCTCATCGTTCTTCCTGTAGCTGACCTGAGCACAGCAGCTAGCGGACACCTTGATAGCATCTTCCACACTGAGTTCTTGACCGTTGCAATCTGCGTAACGCAGCTTACCATCCCCTATGCGGAACCGAGTCACATAAGGAACATGCCACTCTCCGTCATATAGAGCCTCTGCCGGGCCCGCTTTAATAAGAGCCTCATACATTTTCTCAGCGAGAACCTTGATCTCCGGTTGTGCGTCTTTATGGCAACGCAGGTAGAAGAAGTTATCTAGTTCCGTGGCTGTAACAACGGTCTTCATCATCTGGAACGGCTCAAGGAGACGGTTAACCACCTGCTTGTGGAGTCCCATTTTATTTAGTGCGCTAGCGATCCGAGCCGCACTCTTTGCAGCCTTCTTCCACAGGTACTGAGAGCTACGCTGCAAACACTCACTCAGTTCGAACTCAGCTTGCATACCCGGTTGATTCATTCCCCAGTGAACAGGCATCGCAGGATTCTCTTCCACCTGTCGGATCATATGGGCAACGGGAATGGCACGACTACTTGCAGCATTTCGACTAAAAAGTCGGTGAGTCATAAGTTCACTGTGAATAAACCGAGGATACTCCAGTTCGAATGTAGTGATGAATCTGTGATTCTTCGTACCTAGGCCGATCCGGGAACTGTGTTGAATCACTTTTGCAGAAATTTGCATAAACTCTCCTTATTAAATCTTTGATACAATAAAGGGAGCCGAAGCTCCCTTATCTTATTGAAGCATTGCGAAGGTGAGGCACCAGACGATCTCGCTAGCGAGGATAGGATGCACCATCATAAGCTTCTGTTTTACTTTCTGGATCATATCTACATACCTCCTTCGTTTCAACTTGGAGCCTATTATCGCAAGCCTCGGGGAGAATGTCAACCCCTTTCTCTGAGAATCTTATCGATCTCCAACTGAGCGAAGAAGATGACTTTCTCGTAGTCCCGGATAACATCGTTACCGGCCTTCAGCTTGCCTAGGTTCTGTGCTGCCGCAGCCCGCCACAACGCTTTGAACATGTTGCCTTGACCGAATCGCATATCCAGCGCTTCGATGATATCGTTGCACTCTGCAAAATACGGCATGTTAGCCTTCGTAGTGGGGTTGTTCACCTTGACAGTGTAGTAACTAGAGGAGCCTCCGCTACCTACAGCCTCCTTGTGGTTAGCCATAGCTTCCAATGTGGCATAGTTTTCTTTGCCTAGGTAATCTTCTAGGTTGGCGAACACAACCTTCTTACCCAGTGCAACAAGCTCTTCATTGAGTCTGTCGACCTCGGCTAAAGCCTCGTCCCTCTCACTTAGTTCGTCAACTTCTTTGTGCTCTACTGTCTCGGGATTCCCAGACATAGCTGAAAGTTCCTCATCGTCGGCAGTGTAAGGCGACAGAACATTTTTAAGAACAGCCATGTTGAATAGTGGCATCCCTTTAGGGTCGCCGCCAATCAGAAAGTCTCCGTAGTAGCGCTCACTGTTTGTCAAAGGCTGAGCCCGATCCCAGTTGACAAAGGTAGTCGCCGGAGGGTCTTCGAACAGAACGTCATACGCTTGACTAACGTCGCTAAGGCTAGCTGAGTTGTAGCCCCTCTCCATTAGGAGGAAGAAATCAGAGAATCTACATACCTTAACAGAGTGCTCATCATCTGCACTACTAGCCAGCCTTACGACCAATTCTCCCTTTCGTATATCACCCCTTTCCTCGGTAACAACCAAGACTGTGCCGTAAGGGATGGTATCGGCGTCCCAATATTGAATATTGATAGGATTCTTTGACCGTTGCACCAGAGAAATCGGTTGCCCAGCATGAACGTCGATGATATCGTTACTCAAAGTTCACCTCCATATCTTTCAACTCTTGAAACCCGTCAAGACTCTCGATCTTAGCGCACATCACTCTCATAGTGACATATCCCTTCAGTACACCCTTCGGACCTTTAAACTGACTCTCTAGGAAGGCCAGCAGGGCATCTAGCCCTGCTGAGTCAACCATGAGATCGTCGACAGATAGGTCTTCTTTTACAATCTCTTCGGCCACTTGTTACTCCTCGTCGCTAATCGATTCACGAATGCAGTCCAGAATGAAGGACAGGTTCATGTGCAGAGTCAGGAGATCGTCTTTGGTCTCCGGCATCGCAGCAACCAAGATCATCAGCTTCAGGAAGTCAGGGCCACCCATTACCAGAGGCAGATCACCCAAGCTGGTGCGGATGTGTCGTGCAAGCATGCCATAGTCCAGTTCACCGTCCTCGGTCACGATGGAATCTTCCAGAGATTTACGGTCGGTCAAGGCTTTCTCTACCAGAGCCCGCTGCTCCGGGTTCATACCTGCCATTGCTTCTTCCATTTGCTCAGGGGTGATGTTGAAATCAGTCATTTTATATCTCCTTTTCGATTATTTAGATTTGCGGTCGATTTTGAAAATAGCGCCGCTGTTGCAGTGTACAGCACCGTCTCCGAAGAAGTCAACTCCGAAATACTTGACGCCTTCGTTATTCTCGCATGTTGAAGTCACTTTCTCAATATCTTCGGCGGTAAAGCTCGCAGTGATACTAAACATAAAGAACAAGCCTGCAAGGGCCGCCCCAAGGAAAAACTCAGCCATATGCCCTCCTATTACCTAATTAGCCGATAACTTTAACAGAGTCGAAGCTCAGCAGGCCTGCGTCCTCCAGTTCCTCAATAGTATCATCAATCCCGCAGTCTGACAAGGCTTTAACTACATCTTCTTCCATCTGGTAGTAGTCTCGCCACAGGCACTCATTGATACCGATATCCCATTCACACCAGAACTTATAAACTGTCATTTGAAGCCTCCTTTCTCCATCATAAAGTCTAGACTCACTGGCATTGGAAGGCCGAAACCATCTTTCACTTCGTGAATCATCACGCAGCCACGGAAGTGATTGTTGCCTTGATAGCCTTTGTAAGCCTCGTCGTGAGGATAGCACGCTCCAGTCACAATGCCGAGCCTTTGTTTGCCATCAATTGTAGGATGGATCGCCCAGTCCAGAAGCTGACGGTGGCCCATGACAAACGAATGACCGGCAGCCTTGAGCATGTTGTTCGCTGTACCGCCTAGTGGCTTGCCAGTGAAGTGGTTTTGCAGGTAGTGGACGTAGTAGATGCCATCCACTTCGATAGGCTTGAGGAACGGGACAACCTCAAAACCGTAGTCCTGAATCCCAAGCTCCTCACTCCCCACGGTGCCATACAACTCAGGGTTATCGTTCGCTGCTCGATCAGCCCGCTCTTCGTGGTTGCCCAGTGTAAAGATCAACCGAGGTTGGTACACTTTCTTCCGATTAGCCCGTTGACGTTCCTGTAGCTCCCACAGAGGCTTGAACAGTCGGTCCAGACCCTCACGTCCGACTTGCACGTCTTCAGAGTACCTACGGCCCTCAGAGGAGCGTTTACCCTTATCGTAGGACGACAGGCTGGCTAGGTCAAAGTGATCTCCAATGTGGATCACAACATCTGGACGTTTGGCTACGATATATTTACCGATGGCTTCCATGTAATCCAGACTGATACCCGGCTTGCATTGTGTATCAGAGATTACAAAGTGTTTCTTGCTGCTCATTCTACTTCCTCCCACTTGCCCTCGCCCGGTTGATAATACAAAAATGCATCGATACGTTTGTACAAGTCCGTATCATATAGTCCGTTTTTCTGCATCATAACCAAGGCCTCGTCGAGCATAGAGACAGCTTCGATCAAGTCCCGAAGTTCTGCTATAGTTTTACTAATATCGCGCTGCACCTTATTCCTCCTCGCACTCTTGACCGTAGAGGAATGCTGCAATGTCCTCGTATACATCTGTATCGTAGCAATGGACGTTATCTAGAAGGTTGAGGGCTCTTTCTAGAAGCTTAGTTGCTTCCTCCAGCTCCTGTTTGATGAAATACGCTCGGGGGTCAGTCATGCTCATTTTGCCTCCTTCAGTAGTTTGATGATATCGTCGTATGTGGACGTTTTAATGGTGAGTCGGACATATCCGTCTCCGATGTGGTCTGGCACTTCGAACCCAATAACATCTTTCAGTAGATCGAGCACCAACTGGCTTTCGTGCTTCAGGGATTCAGCAATATCAACAATCTCGAAAGCTGATTGGTTTTTAAAAGATGCTGCTTCCCAGCCGGCCAGACGTGCGGGAGCGGCCCCTACTATCAAAGGAATGTTCAGGTCAGGCCACCGTTCCATATCTCTTTTAGCATAGTACGCTCCTAGTGTAGTACTCTCATATGCGTTTCTCCAAGCTCGGGCTGCCCCTCCTTTCGTGGTCCATTGCCGCTTTCCTTTAGGAGTGGTCCAAAGCTCTTTGGTCTTTTTGTGGCGTATAACATACGTAGCTAAATTGGTCATGACTCCAACTCCTCTCCCGTTTTAATGCACTGGTAAGCTCCCTTGGCAGCTTCGATCAAAACAGAGTATCCGTTTCTTAACTCTTCTTTTGCATTATCGAAGAACTCTAGAATTCCAACGATTAGCGCAGTTGCAACCGGGAGCCAGAAGAACAGAGCAATCCAAGCCATAACAAGGGAAGCCCTTACCCGGATGGGCAGCTTCCGCATAATTCTCAAAAACTTCTCTCTCACAGAGGCCTCCATAATTTTGCAAATTTAAGAACATTCGGGGTCTCCTCTTTGCTCAGAGGAGGTACTACTAGGCAGGAGCCTTCGCCATTGCAGATGGTTCTCTCATACCCCTCATATACGAAAGGGATTTGCTTGATCTTATCGTACTCTTTGTCAGAAACTCGTACAACGATCTTACGGAAGCTCCACTGTTTCCACTCCACCCACTTAATGGCGGTTTTTGCCGCTGCATGCATATACGGACGGGACGGAAGGTCCGTCGATGGAACGGCCCGGTCCTGTCCGAGGAGAACCATTGCCATGTCTGCCCCTAGGATGCTATGTGCAACCAGAGTCGGCACCATGTACTCTGGTGCCTCGTCTCTTACTACAATGTAAACCCGATCCTCGTTCATCCACCCTCCTTCTTAGACTTAAGGTATTCAATGATCTGTTCTTTTCTAAGCTCTGCGTTGGATGCGGGTTTGATTCCCACCTCCTGCAAGAAGGCCTTATCATACCCTTTCTGCTTCTGGATTGCAATAGCTTGCTTTACGATACCCGCCTCTTCAAGGGTGAGTCCGTAACGCTCTGCATAGGTCTTGATCTCATGGCACGGTTTGCACAAGACAGCCAAATCTCCTATGCGGACAAACACCACACCTTCCACGAACGCTTGGATATCCTCTACTCGCTTCAGGGAGAACTCCCCCGTCTTGTGGTCAATCTCAACGTTAGCTTGAGGAGTCTCCTTCCCGCACTGCTCGCACACATAGCCCCATACAGTGGGGTTCCTGAGCTTGCTCTTTTCATTGGTGTTGGCTATCTTGATCCTTCGGGATTTAGCAAACTCAAGTTTGACCGGGTTCTTAGACCAGAGATAGCGGCGAATGCCACCTCTGACCCAACTCAAGAACGCGGCTTCGGTCTTCCAGATGCCCGGGAAGTCTTCCCAAGGGCGAGGCCTTACACTCATTCTGCACCTCCTAAGTCTACCCCGAGTTTAGCCAAAACAGCCCTACAGTCTACCCGATCCCCCGCCCAACGTTGCATGTGGGCGCAGTCACAATACATTTGCATGATATCGATTGCATCTTTAGTGTGCTCTGTGTCGTCCCATGCTGTGTAAGTGACAGGCTCAGGGTACCACGATTTGTAGGTGTCGTAGATTGCTTGCCAGCACTCCTTGTCCGTTGTGCAGGGATTAATGATGTTAAACGCTGCCACTTCTCCAAAGTCTTTCCCTACGCACAGGTCGGCAGGTCTGTAGCAGTCAACAGGGTCGCCGAACAGCAACTGGAAGTAGAAGAACTTACGTCCCTCGCCTCTCACCTTGCCCTTAGAGTCCCTGTAGAGCGATCCTAGGCCTGAAATGAACTTGACTTGAACAGGCTCACGTTCGTAGTTACAAAGCCATCCTAGAGTGCCGTCTGCGTCTTTATCGATGGTAGCCCCGATCACGCGCTGAGTAGTCTCCCCTCTGGAGTAGCTTACACCGTTCTTGTACATCATTTCGGCCATCAAGTCGTCCGCTTCTCCGGGATGGATGATGGTGTCATACGCTTCGATCATATACTGCCTTAGCTGACCTAGCTGAAGAGGCTTAATCTGCCCTGTACGCTTACCCTTGTACCTGCCGCCACGAGTGAAGGTCTTTTTACCCTTGGTAATCTCGTATTCTTTCGGGAGTGGGATGGCGTCACGGAAGTTATCAGGGCCTGATAGGAGAATCTTGAACTGCTTGCACCCAGCTTGGCGGCAGATTCGGTCGATCATGGTCTTAACAACAGAGATACCATAGGATACGTGCTTGGGGTCTTGATGGTCCTCAATTTCGAAGTTTTCCTCGTTGAATCCCTCTTCGTCTTTGTTGTTCTCTCGCCATGTCGTGCGGTTCTTCCAAGTTTCCTCTTCTCCTGTTAGCTTGTTTCTGACAATGATGGAGCGGGTCTCGTTGACACTTGCACACTTAAAGGCGATAAGGTCGCCGTCGATGAGGACGATATCCTCTTCCTTTTCACTCATTTTTATCTCCAATGAAAAAGGGAGCCGAAGCTCCCCTTGGGTTAGAACTGTACAACCTGAATGTCCCACTCTGTTTGTAGAGTGTCAGGGTTTACCTTGTTAGGAAGAGCAACATAAGCCGGCTCTCCTTTAATGATACACTCCGCAGCGTTCTTCAAATCTTTGAAGAGATTTCGCTCCCACAGGTCACCGCTGAACTGGTTGTTTACTGTGGGGCCTTTTAGAATGTACTCAGGTACTCGAACAATAACCAAACTACTCATCATTAGTCCTCACTTATTCCGGAAGTGCTTTTTAAAGCTAAAGTTCAGTTTACTACGATCACCGAATGCGTAAATCAGACCTACAATTACAAGAAACAGTACGAGAATCGACAATACAATTACAAGAGGAATCCAGATGGGCATGAGTGCCACAGTCCAAGAGATAGCGAGAACTCCGGCAGATTTCAGAACGCACAGGACGATTGCTGCGAGAAGGAAGATGGGACCAAAATTGATTTGCATGTGTTGCCTCCTTTGAAATTTTGAAAGGAAGGGGCCGAAGCCCCTTGTCTTACCACCGCCCTTTAGAACGGAATGTCATCATCTACGTTGGTTTGAACCGGCTCCACTTTAGGTGCAGCTTGGGTCTGCGGCTTATCTTCAGCTTGCTCTTCGCTGTCGCCACTGGAGCGGTTACCACCGCGTGCAGCTTCAACGGCTTCGATCATCGCCTTGATATCCGAACCTTCGTAGTTCTTGGCTCGCTTGATGGTGTTGATGACGTTAGCACGCAGTTGCTTGACTGCTTCTTCGTCGTTCTCGCCATACAGGTTGACACCGTAGATGTACTTCTCGTCCAGCTCGGGAACCGGAACACCTTCAGGAACCATACCGACCAGACTGATATCCTCAGTGAAGAATTTCATGTCGTTTTTGCCCGGCTTCATCCACACACGAACTTGGAACTGAGCCACTTTACCCAGAAGCTCGCCTACGCGGTCCTTGGTGAAGAGTTCGTCTTCGTTGATGACGCCAGTAGCCACAGCAAGTTTGTGCAACATGGAGTTCTTGGCGAACGCCCATTTGCCATTCGGGTGCTTCACTTCCTTGATGGTGAACGGACGCCCAACAATCTTAGTCTTCTGACCCGGCAGAGTGAAATCACCATTGTACAGAACACGGAGCGGAGACTTGTTGCTGTTACCGGTCAGGTACAGGCTCTTGTCTACTTCGATCTGAGGGAAGTCCACGGTGATTGCGATTTGTTGCATATCACGTTGCGGCCAGCACTTCAGGCGTGCAGGTTTACGAGTCTGCTTGTCAATGCCATCCTTAAAGTAAGTGTTCGGGAACTCCTTGATGATTTGAACTTCATCTTCGGTAGTGCCAGTGAACACAACCTCTGCATCGTTCTGCTCTTGTTCACCGAGGTCGATGATGCCCGAGATGTAGCCCGGGATCGAGCGAGCCTTGGAGGCAGTGCCAGCAGCTTCAACTACGTGGTTGTTCAGAGCATCCCAATCGACTTCCTTTCGGACGCCGCCGTTGCCGGATTGAGTGTTAGCAGTTACGTTCAGTTTGAAAGCCATTTTATTTCTCCTATCTAAATACCCTAGACTGGGCGAGTGTGTCAGCCACTTGACTGACGATTATACCGGACATTCCCGGATTCTTCAAGAGGAGAAGCGCGTTAACGCACCTCCTCTCCTTTGATTACTTTTACAATCGAGACTCCCTCAGCCTTGCCACCCCACCAGCGCTTGGTGGCTCGCGCTTCTTCGCGAGTGAGGCAGAATTTAAGAGGACTCCCGTCTGCATCGAGAACAGCATAACCCATTACAGCAGGCTTTGCAACCTTTTCTTTCTTCTCTTCGTCAACCGGAGCTTCAACCTTGCCCTCCGCCTCTTCTTTAAACTCTTCCAGTACCAGCTCAGGGTAGAGGGTCTGGAACTGCGGCTTGTCAGAGGTTTCACCGCCAATGTCAACGCGTCCTTTAAAAGTCATGCAGAACGGGCTCTCCCCTTCGTGCATGCTCTTCAGCCAGCACGGCTCGAAACCTACGTACAAGGCTGGCTCCGAAGGAACCAAGTAATGGCCGATCTGTGCGCTGTGCTTGGCAACGTTCTTAACGTAGTACTTCTTGCCCGGAACTGCTACAATTTCGTAGCGACCTGAATCCGCCAGCATCGTTTGGTAGTCTCCGAGTCCATCATTAACGTCTCGGTCGATGGACCAGTGAAGAGAGCAGAACCGGACTTCACCTTCCGGGAGTCCGATATCGCGTCCATCTACTGCAACGGCATATGCGCCTACGTATCGGGCTTCCTTCGGCCAGCCAAGGGTGACGTCACATCCATTTTGAGTGAGCTTGACGATAGTACCCGGGATAATACTAGACATATTATTGACCTCCTTTCTGTTTGTATTTGTTAGCAACACTCTTATGCGCTAACGGTGTCTCCGATACCTCGAAGCCTTTAGAGGTATAGTACTCTCGATTGGCCTTGTTGTCAACAGTGATCCCTACCATAGACGATTTGCCGTAGACGTAGAGTCGAGCCGTGTTCATACATACCTCCTATTCTGTGATTACCGTATCACTCGCTGCTGCCTTCGACAGCCTTCAGAGTTTCTTTCTTAGCCCGCTTAACCAGAGCTTCGAGCAGTTCAGTAGATTCGCTGAGAACCTGCTGAGTAGCGTCTGCTTGATAGAGGCTCTGTGCAGCGTACCCGCCGACCATCCACCATGCCGTCTCAGACGAAGGCACCAGATGGCCGATTACAATGATGGGCAGAAACAGCTTGAACGTCAAGGGCCGTAGGTGATTTTTGAGTGTGGCTTTAACTGCCGAATTCTCTCGGCCACCAATGGATGCCAAGTAAACGAACCCTCCTGCAACCCATGCGATGATGGTGACGATCAGGGCAAAGCTACCAGCCGACGACAAGGCTGGGAATACGGTCATTACCAGATAGATAATGAAAGCCAGAGTCATTGTGTTTCTCCTTGTATGTTGTGAATATGTGGCCATTGTATAGGAGGCGGAGGGGCCTGTCAAGCCCCTTTCCTCGCTTAATGCCAGTTTTAGTGGCAATCCTTCCAAGATCGACCAACGATGTAGCCAGCGGTCAGCTCGATAGGCACCAGAGGAGTAGAGTAGAACTCTCCCGCAGCTCTCACGGCCTTCGTGGCAAGTTCTCCAGCGCGGCAGTAAGCTACAAACACCCCGCCTTCACCTTTGCTGTAGTGTGCGATATCACTCCACACCTTGCCAGTGCTAGCCAATTGTTCGTCCTTGTAAGCCTGAGCTAGAGCTTTCAACTCCTTCTCGGCTGCCTCTCGCTCCTTCTCCCCTTCCGGCTTGCCGCCTACTAGGGACCAAGGGAACATCTTGAAGCTCACCGACTTGGCGGTTACTTCCAACTGCGCTTCGTCGTGGTACGCGATCATTTGTTGGCAGAATTCCGGCTTGTTCTTCCAGTCTTCTTTGAAAAAGTCAACCTTCAGACCTTCTTTCTCCAGTAGTACATCATGAATCACCATAGCCCGCTTAGCACAGATAACGCCGCCACTCTGGAACAAGCTGTTCAGGATAGCGTGAGCCGAACGGGTAGGAACCCGGCGACCGTCTACTCCAATGATATACTTCTTGCCATTGGCTTCCCATTGCTTGGTGAGGTCGTCCTTCAGAGCTTTCAATGGGAATGCTGCATCCCAGAACGCATCGAATACCAGTTGACCCGTTTGCAAATCGGCACCAATGGTTTTTGCCACTTTACCAGCTTGGGCACCGTACGTACACCCGTATTTTACGTTTTTCGCAGGAGATCGGTTAAATTGGCGACCAATGATCTCAGAAATACGCTTAGCCATCATTGTGTGAACGTCAAATGGCTTCTCCATCATAAGAGATTTGCAATATTCCTTTGTCGGATCGTACTGATCGCAGTAGGCCGACTCTTTACGTGCTTCCAAGGAATCGAAGTCGTATCCAATTTGGAAGAACCCATCTCCAACCCCAAACAACTCTCGAAGCTCAGCCCCGTACAACGAGGTGATCCGAGGAACGTTAGCAACCTTCCGGTGCTTCATCCGGCTAGTAGCAGCCCCGCAAGTGTCAGCAGGCGTGGGAATCCTGCCGTCCTGACGAATGCTTGCAAGGTAACCTTTTTCCGGCTCCTCTCCATCCTCCATTTCGTCCCAGTCCATGCCGCCACCGAGGATTGCGCTTCGCCGGTGCTTAAAGGTCAGGTACTCAATCACATCCTTCGCGAACGGAAACTGTTCTGCAATGCGTTCGAGGTCTGGACACATTTCTTTCTCTTGGCCCTTTGTGAAGCTAGGGTTAGTGAGAACCTTACAGCCCCCCTTGCTTGCACGATCAATCAACCTCTGACGTACATACGCGCGGGTGCTACGAGGGGTGATCTTCATGTAATCCCCGAACCCGTCCAGCCGCTCTTCCTTGTACGCTGTGCTATACGTTACATCCAGCCAGCGATCGATCTTAGCAACGATGTTTTCCATCGGAAGCTTGATCTTCTTCTGATCCACAGTCAGATCAGTCTCTTTCCACTCTGATGGAATCCAACCAAACTCACCCATAAGCCATTGCTTGATGTGAGTTGTGTCCCCGATCTTAGCAGGCATTTCCGTCTTCAGCGGTACGTCTGCCGGGAGAGGCAGCTTGTACTCCTTACCCTCAAAGATCATGGTTCTGTCGTCGCCCTCTTTCAATTGAGCGCCGATCTTTTCAATGAACTTCTGTAGGTAAGTGGTGATCTCCCCGTTCTTCTTGAACTGTCGAACAGGCGGAGTGTAGTCAGCCATGAACTTCTTGGTTGCAGGACGAGGAGGAAGCACAGGCTCTACCCGGGCTCGACGCTCTTCCATCTTAGCATCCAAATCCTTCACTGCCTTTTCGCAGAGGTCCACGTTCAGAACAAACCCTCGGTGCTCCTGATAGGTGATGATCTCTGCAACCTTTTTCTCCAACTGAATCGGAGACAACCAGTTCTTGATGTAGTTGTCGCGGTCAGACAGTTGGTAATCTTCGTGGTCCTGCAACCAATGCCATACAGCGGTGTTCGCCTTTACGTCATAGATACAGTAGTAAAGCATATCGGCTGCGAAGTCGAGGAATCGAACATCCGGTGCCAAATGCTTACGGAAGTCAATCTTGGTGTCACCACCCGCACGACGAGACAGCTTATCCAGACTGTGGCCGCCGAATAGGTCAGGGTTGCAAGTCTTGGAGATAACGAGGGTATCGTCGAATACCACTTGCTTGCCCATCCAAGTATCAGCAGACCAAGTAGTTAGACCGCCATCCCTGTGCTCAACACCGATAGTGAAGTCCATATCTTCTACGAGCTTCATCGACATAAGGTCGAAGTTGATCATGTTGTGAGCCACTACGCGCTTGATCCGACGCTTGGCCACATAGTTCTTGAACTCTTTCAGCGGCAGGTGAATATACTCGACAGGAGTATAGTCCTTGAGAGTCACAACTTCTTCGGTGTGCAGCATGGAAGAAGCCTTCGGCAGTTTCTCAGTGTACTCTCGCCCGTCAAAGACGTAGGTCGGCCCATCGTAGAACGCCAGAATGTTACCGCCGTGCTCTTCTACTACGATACAGTGGTGTTTGTAGCTAGGCTTAATCTTGTAGGGGCTGGCAGTGTAATCGATAGACGTTTCATCCAGCAGGCCTGTGGCCTCGATATCCCAAGTCATGTTGGTGAAATTGTTATTTCCCATCCATTCGAGGTATTGCTCGATTGTTTCAAACTTCTGTTGCATTTCCTTTCCTCCTGTAAACAACGAAAGGGATGATACATAAGCATCACCCCTTTGTCAACCTTAGTATTCCGTGTCGCGTCCTTCCTCTTCCTTCTGAGCCATCCAAGCTTCATACTCTCGACGCTTGTCAGGGTAGCGGTCAAGGTAGTCGTCCAAGTCCCAGATTGTGTGAGTCTCAACGTCATAGTACCAGTTGCCCATCATTCCTGTCCGGCCTGTCCATCGGCATTTAGAAAGCTTCACGTTGATCAGGTTCTTTTCGAACTCGTTCTCAGCGTCCTTGTTCCGCCACATCAGAATGTTAGCTGCACCAGATTTGAAGATGGACGAAGACCCTTGGAAATCTTCTTCGTACAGTTCCGCACCTGCTGAGTTAGCCTTCTGACCGCCACCACTCTTACGGACGTGGTTGATGTTGATGAACGTCACTCGGTGGCTTTTAGTCATACCTTTCTGCCAACGCATGAAAACCGACTGCTCTTCATTGCTCAATCCATCCAGAATATCCTGAAGCGGGTCTAGAATAATCACCCGGCACTCGAACTGAATAATCAGTTGCTCAATTTGAGCCTTGAGAGCCGAAAGGCTTCCGTCTCGGTCGTCAATCAGGTAGAAGCGCGGGCTTCCGTCTTCCTTGTGCCACAGATCATAACGAGCGTCTCGGTGACGATCAAGGAACGCCACTTTCTCTTCTACAGTCTCATACAGGTCTGCTTTCTCACCTACCTTACGACTCAGCAGCTTGATTGCATACTCACCGCAGTCCGATTCTAGAGTCACAGTTCCCGGCATATGAGGCGAGTTATAAATCCAAAACAGAGTGAACTCGTCCACTACAGTAGATTTACCCATTCCCGATGCAGCGCCGATATTCACAATCCGGCCCAACGGGATGCCTCCTGCCATAGCCTTCTGGAGCTTCTTAGCGAACGGTGGCAGAGGAATCTTCTCCACTTGTACAGCTTCATACATGCGGGCATCTAGTGCATCAGACCCTACAATACCGCTGGGGGTCCATGTACGGGCTCGATAGAACGCGCTTACAAACTCCGACTGACGGCCAGCTTTCAAATACTCGTTAGGGTCTTTACGGTTCATTTCCATCATGAACACCTTGCCCTTCGGAAGCTTATCGGCTGCCTTGTCTGCTGCCTCTCGTCCTGCATCATCACTGTCGAAACAGAGGATGATTTGTTCGAATCGGTCTAGCCACTCGTACTGAGCCTGTAGCTGTTTCCACGCCCCGCTCTCACCGATAGTAGGACTGACCACTGGAGTCGGTTCATAATCACTCTTACCGCCTGCTCGTCGGTCGTCATATTCCTTAAGCATCTGGAATGCCGATAGCTGGTCAACCTCACCGCCTACGATAAGCACCTTCTTGCTGTTACTATTCTTGAACCGGAACTGACCAAAAAGCTCGCAATCCTTACCGGTCTCGCCGATAGGCTCTGAGAAGTTCTTCGGCATGATCCGCTGTTTGTAACCAGTGAGTTCGTAATTAGTAGTAGTAGGGTATAGCTGAGTTGCAATCTCGCCAGTCTCCGGGTCGAAACCATGTAGCACTCCGAAATACTGGCAAGTCTCTTTAGACAAGCCACGATAACCACGCGGATCATACGAGCATTGCTCTTTAATTTGAGCGTTGATCTCTGCGTTAAATTCAGTTCCCACGAAATTCCACTCCTCTTCGTCTTCTCCCCGGGCGTCTCTTTCCTGCTCTTCAGAGAGCAAGGTGTACCCACACGCCCAACAATAGGCACCTTTGTGTTCCCCGGTATTACGATCAGTACCATAGACCTTTAGGTTGTCTCCGCTGTTGTCAGCGCCTTTCTTCCGGCATTGGGGACAAGCAGTCTTGTGGTCAGAATACAGATCGATACCGTGCATAGCCGCAATTTGGGCCACGGTCATTTTGGACATAAAACCTCCTTACTTCAGACAACCACGGAGTTTAGCATCACCTTGTGTTCGTGTCAACCCCTCTCCGAGGCGTATTGGTCCCGCATTGCACGGTCCATAGGAACAGCCACTTGATAGCCGGAGCCCAGAGTAGTGACTGTCCACTGATCTACAGCGTTCTCTGTCAACCACTCATTCATTTCCGAGAACGTGTGGAAGTAGATGTATAGCAGATTGTGGTTTCGTACTGTGGCTCTCATGGCGAGTCGCCTTCTCTCATGTGGTTGAATGGTGAGAAATCCGCATGATCTTCGAACGGACCGCTCCAGTAGGTGGCAAACTCGACCTCGGTGAGCCTTCCGTCGTTCTGGTAGTAACCATTCTCGTACCCTCCACACCGATGACACATGCCTCCAGTGACTTGCTGCATCCATCCAAGCCCAACGTCCACGAACTCAGCTTCAGTTCTCTCTCCGCACCATCTGCACTCGGGTCCGTTCATTATACCCTCCTACGCCTGCTTGGACAACTCAGAGCGCTCGAAGAACAGGTGAAGGTACTCGATAAGCTCTCCGCTCTCGTCTTCGTAGTTGCCCACGTCGATAACACAACCCTCTTCGTCTACCGAGACGATGGTGGCAACTCGCCCACGGAAGATGGTATCAGCGTCATCATTGATCTTCACTTTGTCACCCTTCTTCATTTAATCGCTCCTTCTGTTTATGCTTAGGCTTCCGCCTGTATTTGGTTTTATCCCTCTCTACCGAGGGTTTGTTGACTGTGTTCAGAAACTTAAACACAGGGTTCTTCTTAGCCATAGAATACTCCTGATCCACATTTACTACAACCCTTATACCAAATGCCCGTCTTATGGCGGTGCATGGTGGGCTCCCCGAAGTGCATACACCGGTAGCAGAGTCGTTTCATTTGTCCTCCTATAAACGTGTGAAGTCTTTCAGCGGGATATGGACCATAACTTCTTGGTCTTGCCAGTCTCCACGGTCAATCCTGCCACCCATGCTCATGTAGTTGACGCCATTGGCTGTCATTTTGACATATCCTGTATAGTCCGTCCACTTTACCACAAGGAATGCGGGAATGTCAAACACCCTTTGCATTTCGATCCCATGGAGCCACTTCATCTGGGACACAAAGAAGTCGGGATATTTCTGCATTTCATTATTCCGAGCCTTAAGCTCCACAAAGCTAACAACCTTTCCATTCCGGCAGGCTGCCCAATCCATATAGTGGGCTCTAGGTAGCTTATGAAGAGAACACTTCCACCGCCCTTCAAGCTCAGAACGGACGGCCTCCTCGACCGCCCTATCTGATGCAGACTCGTAAGTCTGTCTAGCCACTCAAACCTCCTTGAAGAAGACGTACTCGAAGGAGTTGGTCATAATCTGCAACTTGCCCTCCATGAGTTTGCCGTCCACGCCTTCGTCTTCATTTCCCCAGAATCGGAAACGGCAACGCTCGAAATCAAGCTCCAAGAAGCTAGGCTCAAGCTCTCGAATATCCGGGTCAAGAACATACTCAGGTTTGATATAAAATCCGAGACAAGCAGTGTCCATCACATCCCAGCCGTTCCAGTGGGAAATGAAGTAGCTCTCTAGCCCACGTGCTTCAACTACAATCTCATCACGCTTACTCTGACTCATGCTTACACACCTCCTTCAGTTTTAATAGAGAAAGAATCTAGGAAATCTTGGATATAGGGATCGAGTTCGCCAACTGCCTCAATAAGCCGCATGCACTGACGCTCATTATCTTCTTCTTCTAAGATTACAACGCTCATATACTTACGCCACTGGTCATACAACTCCATTGTTCACCTCCAGTTGAATCTTGGTCAAGTACATACCTTGCATTTCATCCAAGAAGTAAATGAGTTCTCCCTGTTCCACCACCGTCCTGATTAGCGCCCCTGCTACCTCATACTGTAGAATGAGGTGTACGTTACCTTTCCTATCGTAAATCTTCTCTACTACATACACTACGATAGGCGGGGTTTCGTCTTGATTTACACTCACAGGCACGTCCACTTCTACGACTTGGCCAGTTCGTAGCTGCTCGACGGACTCATTCAGTCGCTGAGCGTTAGCCGGAGATTCCATAAGGTAGTCGTGGTCGCAACCGAAGGCCTCGTCTAGGGTGCTTACGGGAGCTTTTGCTGCCTTACATGCGATGTAAAGATCAGAAGCGTCAACAACTACAACAGCCCTGTGGTCAGTGTAGGCGTCTAGACGTACTGCACAGCACTCTTCCTTCAGTCCCAGTTCAGTCATCACAACGGTGCCTTTCAAGCCTCCGGCCAGTTCGTCGGTGTGGACCCAACTGTCTTCTACAAACCCCGTAGCTAGCAGTTCATGCAAACGACCATGCGCCTGCGCCCATCGCTTTGCACATCCAGTGTATGTATCGCAATAGGCCTTAAGGACCACCCGATCTCCCACTTCAACCTTCATAATCTCGCTCATGCTTTACTCCCTCTGTTGATAGCTCGTTGCTTCTTTGCCTCAAGGTAGGCGTCGTATTGCTCCGCTGTCCACGGAGGAAGGTCATTATCCACGCTGAACGGGTTGTCGTCAACCCATACAGAGACTTTTATTCCAAGATTTTCCATGAATTGACGCTTTGCCTTCTGTGCCGTGAAATAGATCGGGAACCCGTAATCCCGTAGCCACTCTAACTCTCCGCTGTTGTCAGGGTGGCGTGCAGTGACTACGATCACATTGAAAGCGCCTCCAAAGCCCCTGAAGGTATCCATGACGACTTGGAAGGCCAGAGGGTAGAGACTGATCGTCTCGTCATAATCGAATGCTATTACGAAAGGTTCGCCCATGAATCCTGCTAACTGGTCCATATTATTTACGCTCCTTTGTGATATACTCCGTGGTGGCCGGTGCCACAGGAATGACAGGAGCCGCAACCCAAGCAGACACCTCTTCGTGACAGACAGGGCACTCTGCGAAATAATACCCAGTCTCCCCGGGGCGACAGAATGAGAACGAAACATACTCAAGTTCCGATCTCTTAGCTCGGAGAATGCTTAGGCAATGGTGGCACTTAGCCGTAAACAAATCCTCTTGAGGGAGCGTCCCTCTCGAAATAATTTCCATAAATCCTCCTCTTTGTACTTCAGATGTTTGTGTTTAGACATACCAGTCCGGGGCCTTTCTCACAGGAGGTGAGATTGGATCAGGCTTCCTCTCGATCTTCTCAGGTGACTCCCCGGGCCACACTTGCCAGCAGTGCCAGATGGTGCGTCTTTTGTCATTAGTGTGATCGTACAACACTCCGTCGATGATTGCAATAGCGTGACCTTTTACCGTGATCCAGAACCGACCTTCAGGGTTTTCCTCAGCAAACTGCCTAAGAGTCTTATCCTTAGCATCCTCCCGGTAGAGCATCCGGGTCTTAGGGCACCAAGTGTCTGCGTAGCTGAAGCGCTTCTGAGTAGCCCCTTGCCGGTAACCGCGCTTGCACTTCACTTTCAGGTGCTGGTGTGCCTTTTCATAGGTGGTGTTCCATACGACTGCAAAGCTCACCACCATGCAGTCGTTGGTTTCGCCATACCTACGAGAAGCGTCGAAGAACCTAGGGTAAGGGTCTTTGAAGGTAGCTTTCGACTCCTCCACGGTTACGCACCTACGGTTGGGAAGCAATCTGCAAGAGCTTCGACCTCAAGTTCACGCTCGTCATCATCGTAATACCCGCCGTTGATGAGTGATGCATCATACCAGTCCCAATTGTCAACCCCACCTGCCTCCAGCGCTTGGAGCTTCATTCGGTCGCGTAGCAGGTCGATAAGGTCTTCACGATAAATAACATGTTTCATTTATACACTCCTCTGTGTTGTTTGGCCCATTCGATTGCCCTCACCAGAACATCGCCGTGGCAAGGACGGGGCTTACAATAACACCCCAATCTCTTCCCGTCAAGCTCCAGAAGGTCATCAACTGTGATTAATCCTTCCATTATGTTACGCCAAAGATGACTTCGGAAGCACTCAATTGCTTGTTCCACTGTATCTACTTTGTAGAGGGCTCTGGTGCCTTCCTTGTGGGAGAAGGGGTTACCCCACTTGCTCCCCCTTCCTATATACACATCAAATTTCTCGTAGTGTCTGTTCACAACAGTTGCTGAATACATTGTACCCCCTTTATGCAGATAGATCGGTAGTGGAGGCAGACCTGTCCCAAGGCTTGCCATACGGAATCTCCGCCTAAGACATGCCTTTGGTCTACCTCTCGCTCTCATGCAGATATACATATATGTATATGCAGATGAGTCGGTGAGCGGGGAGCATGGGCTCCTTATAGGCTCTGAGCTTTCCCCTCGCGGGTCGTCGCTGCCCTGTTCTCAGATTCGACTCAGGTTGCGCTTGCAGCTTTCCTCTTCATACGCTATACTGCTGGCCGGTGAGTGACGTGGACATTTCTCTCCAGCAGAGAGCCTACTCTATCACGGATTATTTTCTTGTCAAGGCTATTGACACTGAGAAGAGAGAATGGCAGAATACAACGACTTTCAAACATAGGAGGGTAGGTGTGAAGATCGATATTCGAGACGAGGCAAGGGAAGTCAGCGAGATTGTCTTCGGAGACAATGTAGCCTGTGCTTGCGGGCTTAAAAAGAGTGAGTATAGTGACATTCCGGTATATATCACAGACGGTCTACCGGGAGACAGTGGGAGTTGGATCGCTATCCGGGACCTTCTAGATGCTGAGAACCTGCTACTGGCCATAGAGCGAGCTATTGACCTCGGCTGGTTTAACAAGTAATATACCAATTTTCAAACAAGGAGGATAACATATGAGCAATTCCCAAGAACGTGTACTGGCACGAGTAGTGCGTATCGATGATGTGAAGACCCACCCTAACGCAGACAGCCTCGATCTGGCTCTCGTCGGAGGCTGGCAGTGCGTAATTAAGCGTGGCGAGTATAAGGCTGGCGATCTGGCTATCTACATCGAAGTGGACTCCATGGTGCCCATGGATAATCCGGTATTCGAGTTCCTGCGTGGTCGTAATATGGTAGAGAAGGACGGCAAGGAGTACTCTCGGATTAAAACTATGAAGCTGCGTAAGGAGCTTAGCCAAGGTCTGATCGTGCCTGTTGATGCCGCCGGCCTTCCTAATCTTAAAGAGAATCAAGACCTCACCGACCAAATGGGTATTCTGAAGTATGTCAAGCCTTCGGAACAGGCAGCGATTGACGGTGGAGCAAAGGCTAAGGGTGACCGAAAAGGCACCTCTAAGCTAGGGTTCCCCAACTTCATCCCGAAAACGGATCAGGCCCGCGTGCAGAATATCAAAATGGCCTACGAGAATGCCTACGTGAAGGGTGAGAAGTTTGAAGTGACCTTTAAACTAGACGGATCGTCTCTCACCATCTGGCATAAAGACGGCGAAGTAGGCGTTGCCTCTCGCAATGTTGGGTTCCGTCTTGAGGACGAGAAGATTGGCTTCTTCACTGCGGTCAAAAATCTGTTCAAAGGCATGGGTTGGAATCGTGTGATCAAGAAAGATAGCAACCATTTTACTGAAATGGCCGATCAGCTTGACCTTGGCAATCGTCTCCGTAAGCTGGGCTTGAATATCGCACTGCAAGGCGAGTTGGTTGCTCCCAACATTCAAGGTAACTTCGAAGGTGTTGACAAGCCAGAATACTACGTCTATGATATCTACAATATCTCGCAGAGCCGCTACGCACTGCCCGAAGAGCGAGAGGAAATCCTATCGCAGCTCAACTTCACAGAAGGCGAAAGGGTTAAGTCTGTTCCGCTGTACCTGTGGAATGTAGGTGTCCCTGCTGAAATGGAGTCTGTGATTAAGATGGCCAGTGGAGATTCAGCTCTGAACGGCAAGTACCGAGAGGGCTTGGTATTCAAGAGCATGAGCCGAGACTTCAGCTTCAAAGTGATCAGCAACGAGTACCTTCTGAAGGAGGAGTGAGTATGGCTTATTGGGGCTGCGGAGATATCGATGACAGATTCGTGTGTGAGTGTTGTGGAAACAGCTTCCCTCTCAAGGAAGCTGTAAGCGACGACGGCATGCTGACTTGTGCCGATTGTTATTTTGAAATGTTCTGCGAGGAGGGTGAAGTTAATGAGTAAAGTTAAAGATCATATCGAGGAAGCTCACCGCCCAGCTTGCCGGGAGACCACCCACTTGGGTTCTTTCGTCTTGGCCAATGGTGTAGGTGGAGAAAAAGTACCGGCGTTTGTTATAGCTATGGAGGCTCAGGATCAGGAAGAACGCGGATTCAATCTGCCCATTCTGTTGTACTTCGGCGATGGCATAGTAGGCTGGAGATCATGGGAAGAAGTTGGCAGCACTTCCCTGAGAATCGATCCGAGTCTTATTGATAAGCGCGATTGGGAAGGTGGAGCTGAAGTTGTTAATGAGATTGATGGAGAGAGGGACTTCTTCTCGTACATTGATGAACAAGAGCTTATCAAAAAATACCACGACACTTGGATGGAATGGCCTTTCCACACTGCGATTGTTGAAGATCAAGAGCCAACGTTCGGTGAACTATTCGAACGAGAGTCCGTCTTCGAGTTTGTTAGCGGTTTTAACAAAATGATGACTGGTCTGGAGGTTGTGAACCGCAAGTGGAACACCGATCTGGTCACGGGCGAGCCGATTAAACGTGACGCTCTGCACATGCTGATGCTCGTTACCACTGAAATCGCCGAAGCGGCTGAAGGCGTCCGTAAGGATTTAATGGACAACCACTTGCCAGAGCGGAAGATGGAGGAGGTAGAGCTAGCTGACGCTATCATTCGTATCATGGACTACGCGAACGTTCGGGGTTTGGATGTTGCGGGTGCGATCATCGAGAAGATCGAGTACAATATGACCCGTTCCGACCATAAGCGAGAGGCACGTCTTGCAGAAGGCGGAAAGAAGGTGTAATATGAGCTTGCAGTATGTAGTTAGAGGGGACCAGCATATTGACGAAGATGCTACATATCAGTTAAGCTATCCCGATCTTAAAGCTACGTATGAACGCCTATCGAAGCTGGATGATTCCAGCTTCAAGGCTTCCATGCCGGAAGTTCTACACTTCTGTTGCTTTGTGGCTTGGATAAAAGAGATTCCTAGCTCTGTATTGCTAGGAGATAGAGGACTGATACACTTGATCGCTCATCATATCCATGAAGGAGCGGAGGACGATGGCCCACAGGCTTTCAATTCTTTGAGGTATCAGTTCAATACGTTAATGAGACTAGATTGAGGAGGTAGTGAAATGAAACTAGAGGACGTTAAGAAGGGTCAGGTTGTACAGGTTAACTACCTGAACATGGACATTCCAAGACCCACATTCGAGCAACACAACTCGCGCTCCACCGGGGTTGTCGCAGGCGTTGACAGATCAGCGACCTGCCTGAACGTCAAGGTGCTGTTCCATTACGGGGAGCTGGACTGGGGTAACGCTGCCGACATTGAGCTTATCCATTCCGATCCAGAAGATAATGAGCGTCGTAAGAAAAAGGTAAACAAGATTATCTCGAAAATTGACAAGCTGTTTGACGAAGTGTGGGAAGTAACCCGGCAGTAACAAAGAGCCCCGGGAGCGAAAGCTCCCGGGGCTTAATTATTCTTGTTTTTCTTTTATTCTCCGCTCAAGTTCGCTAATCTTCCTTTTAAGCGAGTCGAGTTCTTCATATTGCAAACGGGATTGCCGATCCTGTGTGTACGAGGCCGAGTTTATCTGATCCTGTAGTCTGTTCAGTTTGAGTTCATACCGCCGCTCAGATTCGCTAATTCGAATCTCGTAGGTCTGGCGTACAGAGTCAAACCGAGCCTCGGGAGTCATCGCTGTGAAAGCCAGAATAGCCATACAGACAAGGAGGGAGATAAACAAAGCCCCGACTGCTGAAACTAGCGGCCAGTCTTGTTTCCTTGTCATTATATTGTCTCCCAGTTGGGTTAACGGGTTGTAGTTATTGAGTTGCTGTATCCCGACCCTTGACGGCATTCATAATCAAAATCAAATACCGGTTGGTTTCTTGTTGTTCTCTTCTTACGTTACTAATTTCACTTTCAAGTCGGCTATTGAATCTCGACTCTAGTGCGTTAAGTTTTGCCTCGGATACCATATCTCTTTGCATCGCAAAGATACGTTCTTCCTGCTTAGAAAGACTGGAACTTAGGAATCCAGACCAAGCCATTAGGATAGCAATTAGCAGAGAGATAACTCCCTGTGTAGCTACCTTGATTAGGCCTTCTTTGCCGTCTTTACTTTCCATACAGAGCCCTCTGCTCTTCTGCCCATAGCTTTATCGTCTGTAGTTGACTATTGCACATGGCAGCACTGTTAGTATTTAGAATGTAAGCTCTAGCGAGCCCCTTGACTGTATCTTGCTCCACTCGGTATACCTTAACCTCCTCGGTCAGGCTTGCCGGGGGCACAATAAGGATCGTTTGGTACTGCGGAACAGAAGGCCCTGTCGAGCAAGCTTGTAAGAGCAGGGTCCAGACTATCCCCAGTAGAAGGCTCAGAGATCGTCTCTGTGGCATTTTCTTTGGTCTCCCTTGGGGTTGGGTTGGGTAGAGACTCAAGCTCACACAGATGGCCTTGTAGAAGCTCCTGTCGGCTCTTCATTTGGGCTATATGTGCCTCTAGTCTCCCAGTGGTGATCTCACACCCTGCTCGCTCTTTCTGGAACTGCTCTTCCATCTGTCGAGACGCAGCTTGAAGAGATTGGATATCATTCTTCGCAACAGCTAAGTCGCCGTACAAAGAGAACGACAGATATCCAAACCCTGCTGCCATTGCGGCAGCTACTACGAGGGCGTAGTTTTTGAGTTTAGTTAGTATCATTTTCTATTGAGCCATCTTCTATGGTGTCATGTTCCATGGTTTCCGAAATCGCTTCCTCCACTTTACCAGCAGTTACAAACACTGCCGAAATTCTCACACCAACAGCTACCAGTGTGGCTACTGCGGCGAACACGCCGGGAGGAAGGATAGGCTCCCAAAGATGAACCATGGCTTCCAGAGCCATAAAAGTTGCAGAGCCTACAGCAGCCCAGAACTTCCAGCTTTTGAATAGCTTCTTCATTAGGAACCTTCCTAGATTTACTTGAAGGATTGATAGGCTTCTGCTAGCTTAACATCGTAGTTGTTTTTCTTGTAATCCGGCCCGTTATACCTTCTTGCGAATTCTGCCCAGTCCTTAGACTTTAAAGCTTTGTGAATTGCCGGGTTGGTCTTGATGAAGCGCACAAAAGTGTTTAGTTGCGATCCCTCGCTAGCGTACTGGGCATTGACAAATGCCTGAACACTCGCATAACCTAGTGCCTCCCAATGGAATCCCATAATCTGGAATAGGCCCCAAGAGGCACTTTGAAGTGCGCAGTCTCTATCCATTTTGACTGCTTTATCTAGACGTTCGTGCTCCGCTTGTCCGCCGAGGTATCCTCCAGCTTTAGGGTTGCAAACGTCGTTTATTTCAGGGTCACGACCTAGCTTCCTTTTGAGAAGCTTGAACATCCAGTGCCTTTCGAATAGAATCTTAGGGACGCCAGAAAGTAGAAAGCCGCTCCCACGACTCTCTACTTTAGTGACGGCCTTTACACTGGCAACATCGACTCCGAGATCATCGGCAGCCGATTGGAAGTCTTGCTCAGTTAGAGCCATTTTTGATACTCCTGAATTACAGGGTGGAAGTGATAGCAAACCAGTTGAACGGGTAAGACCAGTTGCCCCAGTTGCAGCTAACTCTAAACCCGGTGTTGCTCCACATATCCGTCATGAAAGCGCCCGGGCCGATGGAGTTGTTAAACGTCCCCATTACGGTCACTTGAACGTTCAAGATTCGTGCTGGAACAGGGAGTTGGATATTCGTCCTTGTGTCATCAGACAGACCGGGACCAGTTCCCCATTGTAGCAGAAGGCCGTTTGGTAGTCGAGCCCATCCTCTGGAAATATCCGACTGATTAGACTGGAAGTCCATAGCAGTTGTATTCGCAGGAAGACCCCATACATCGAGCGTAGCCGCTCCCTTCAACCCTAGGTTGTTTCTAGCTGCTTGGACGTTCGTGAGGTCGGACAGGTTATCCCCAGACGACAGGAAGTCTCCTGTATTTCTAGTAGAAGCTGTGCCTAGCCCTAGGTTGGACCGAGCGGTAGCAGTGTTAGCCAATCCAGCAAGGTTGTCTGCCTTCATCATAACCGCCGCAGGGTCTGTTGTAGCCATCCCAGTGAGGCCTAGGTTGACTCTAGCTTGTGCCTTGTTAGGTACATCTGCTAGGTTCTGAGCGCTCCTCAAGAAATAGGTTTCCGGCTGGGTAGCACTACTTGTAATTCCAAGATTCGATCTTGCCAGCGCCTTGTTAGGCACATCTGCCAGATTGCTACCTGCCTTCAGGAATGTAGAAGAAGGCATAGTCGCTGTATCCGACAGTCCTAGATTAGCTCTTGCGGCAGTGACGTTAGACAGACCGGAAAGGTTGTCTTTCTTCTTCAGATACACCTGTGCGGCCTTGAGCGGACTCACAGCCTTGGTATCATTGACTCCAGCTTCTGTCTCGATAGTCGTAGCAACTGCCATAACCCCGGCTACAGTCTCGGTCGCAGGAGGAACGAGAGTCGATAGCTGGCTCAGCGGGATCGCGTGAGTTGGCTGTGTTGCGGGAGCGACGCTGAAGACGTTAGACCCGTTGCCGTGTCGCATGGCATAACGTGCATCGCCTTCGGCCTTACTATACACACTCAGGTTCTGTCTTGCAATAACTACGTTACCAATCCCAGAGAGGGTGTTGTAGTTTGTCACGTGCCGATCAAGGTTAGCTTGAACCTTGGCCGCCTCCCCTGCATCCTCGAACGCCACCCGCCAGTATCCTGCTGTGATGTTGAGAGGGTCGGTTGGAATCTTGTCGGAATGGGTTCTAAGGCACTTATAAATGATCCCGTTAGCGCCTTGAGTGTAGCTCAGGTTACCCTGATACTCTGTCACGCTATCCCATTCGGGGATACCATGCTGGTTGACGTGAGCGTTAAACAGGTCTTGTTTGTACTCAATGAAGTTTGCAGTCTGGTATGGAGGAAGTTCCGTAACCCATCCCAGCCCTACTTTCACAGCGCCCGGGTCAACCTTCTGGCCATTTTCAGACCAGATAGCGTTGATTCCCGTAGGCTTCATAATGTTTGGCATATTATCTTACCTCACTCCTTCGGAGCTTTTGGTTTACTCTTCTCGGCTGGGAAGTTTTTATGCTCAGGCCACTTACGTAGTGCAGAGCGGTACTTACGCCAAGCCTTCTCTTTTACTTCGTCTTCATCGTCGATAGCAATTTCTACTTGACGATCAGCCCGGGTTAGCTCATTATCTCTCCACAGACGTGCATCTACAACGAGGTCTCTATCTGTAACGTCCTTTGGTTCGGGGATTTCTCCGTTATCGACAGCACGGGCGATGGCGTCATATACCAGTTTGGCTCTATCGTCGTAATCACAAGCGTAGAACGGAATCCATCCCCACTGAGGATGATTTACCTCGCATTCGAACCCCATTTTGTATTTTACAACATTTCTGAATTCCACTATAATCTCCTCTAAAAGGAGGGCCGAAGCCCTCTATTAAGAAATTCTCTGCCACAGGGTAATCTGGTTACCACCACCTGCAAACGCTCCCATACATCTGTAAGTGCCTGCTGCTGGTAGTGCCCCTGCTGTGTAGCTAATAGTCGAATAAGGCTTCAACTGGCTTCCAGCTCTAGTTGTCCCCGGTCCACCAGACCCTCCAGATTGATCGCCAGCTAGGATGTACTGTCCAACTGCGTCCCAAGCTGCGCCTGCTCTAGCGATATCGTTAGGAATCTCTCCCTTCTTCGCATATACAGAATCTACCCAGTTGGTAAGAGAACCATACGCTCCGTAGGCGGCCCCTGTGATGTTACCTGCTGTGTTCAGAGTAGCAGAACCAGCGTTAACGTTCCCTGTAGCGTTGACGTTACCAGAGGCGTTTAAGGTTGCAGCATTAACTCTTCCGGCGACAAGCAAATCTTGCCCTGTCAGGGTCATACCAGTTGTTCCACCCGATGTGCGGAAGCTCATAGCTCCGCTGGAAGGAATACCCCAGATGAGTCCTAGCTCAGTACCATCTGCCCTTTGGAATCCGATATGAGCGTTGCCTCCAGATGCGGAAGCACGGCTGTAGATGTTAGAGCCGTACCCAATGATGGCTCCGTAGGCGTTAATTCCAATAGCGCTGAAACTTCCATTTCCGTCTCTCTGGACAAGAGAGTTAGCCTGAGCAGTGGTTACGGCAGGAATTGTAGCAGAGTTGGCTAGCCCTGTAATCCTTGCAACCGGAACAGTTCCATGAGTCAGGTTACCATTCGCATCAAAACGGAACATCCAGTTATTGGCAGCACCGTCGAAACCTCCGATGCTAGACGGCTGAACAGTTAGATATGGTCCGTTGTTCAGAACACTGGAGAACACAACTGTATCAGAAGACCCTTGAGACAGCCTATCAAGGCCTAGTCGGCTGCGTGCATCGCTCAGAGTAGGTCCAAGGGAGAATTGGTTACCAGTGTGCAGGACAACTTCACTACCGATCTGCACGATTGGGTTTGTTGCACTTCTGAAAACAAACTGAAGGATGTTGTCATCGACTACTGCAAGACTGATCCAATCGTTGTCCGATTTGTTTCTCAGAGCAATTTGAGTCGTTTTGTCCGTTCCAGTCATGTTGGCACCATTAACGTGGAGCCTAGCTACTGTTCCAGCATAGCTTGTGTCAAGACCGGGGAGAACAATATTCGAACTTCCGTCGAATGGAACACCGTTAATAGTTACGGGAGTTCTAAGCTTATTAGCTGTAGTCGCGTTACCAGAAAGCGTAGCCGTAATCACACCTGCGTTGAAGTTTCCAGCAGCATCGCGGTAGACGAGGGTATGAGCCCTGTTCGCCGGATCGGCCGTGATGATAGCAGAGTTAGCTAGACCTAGGAAGCTTCTTGCGTTTTCCGCGTTAGCAGCATTCACAAGACCACGGCCATATGCTGTGATGTTGAATGTTGCCATGGACGTGTCCGTATTGAAGTACGGTACAGAGTTAGCAGCTCGCGTTACAGCAGCTAGGTTAGACAGAATGATAGAACTTTCTTGGGCCGCGATGTAGTTCCTAGCTCCTGCCGCGTTGGCTACGTTCAGCATGTCACGGCCATAAGCTGTAGAGTCAAATACTCCAGCACCTGTAGCGCTCAGGAAGAATGGGATTCCACCCTCTCTTGGGGTCAAGCTTCCAAGAGCAGAGCTAGCTGTCGTATAATCTGCGAAAGCTCTCGCCCAGTTTGCACTAACTTGGGCTGGATCGCTTCCTGTGTGTGTACGTACAGCTTTGTAAACAAACCCTCCTCGGGTGCAGAACGATTTGTTTGCAATGTACTCTTGAGTACTAGTCCACTCCGGGATACCCTTTTGTAGCAGATAAGCTAGGTTGGTATCGTGCAGGTTCCATTTCCAGTTCCACCATTGACGAGGAACCGATTGAATTCCCCATCCGCCTTGTTGCTGGGCTGGGGTCGGGGCTACCATATCCCCGCCTGTGGACCAAATATTTTCAATAGGTAGTTGACCGATATCAGCCATTTATAACTCCTTATGTCACTAGGTTGGTCAGAATACCACCAACAGTGGGGTCATTTAGGTCTCCAACGCCTTGTCCTCCGGGGAAGCCTTCTGTAGCAAATACCCGGCCAGCTTGGAATTCAGTGTAAGTGTAATTTACCCCGATGGTTTTAGGAAGCAAAGCTCCAGCACCACCAAGGTCGAAGAGAAGACTACGCTCTACGTTAGTCAAAATCTTCCCAATACCGATACGTACGGCAGCGGGCGCATACTCTTCTAGAAATACTTCTGGAACCCCAAACACAAATTTGTAAGCTTCGATAACTTGCTCTGGAGTTGAGTTTGTTCTATTCTTGATGATCTTGGCTTTCAGGATCATCCGGTACTCTTCATCGCTAGGCTCTCTGGCATTACCAGTAGAAGCTCCAATAGAGTACCAAGGACTTCCGACTGTGGGGTCGGAAAGGCTTCCGAAAGAGCCAGCACGCTGTGTACCGGCAAATCCGAAGTATTCGAAAATCTCTTGGAATACTAGGCCGCGTGGACGGCCTACAATATCCCCGATGATATCTAGTTGCTTCCCAGTGGCTGTGTCCAGAGACCGTAGAGTCTGGAGGTCTTCTAGTGCATTCTGGATATCTAGCTTGCCAGATAGCAGCACCTGTAGGAAGCGGTCGAAGATAGGCTTCTCTTTGAACTGTTCAGTGACCCGCTCCCGGGCCACCTCCAGATAATCTTCTCTGTCAAATTGGTTGACAGCCATGATATAACTCCTTATACTGGGGTCACTGTGATATCCGCCTGAGCGAATGTAGCAACTTCTTTAAACCCAATCTCGATATTCGCCATACCTTGAGGTTGGCCCTTTCTCGCGATTGTCAGGCTGTTCACTTGGAATCCCGGAACCTCCATGATAGGAGCGTAGAATCGGGAGTAAATTACATCATCCCCAATCTTGTAGTTCTCGGTCCCGTATGCGACAATACGTGGGCGAAGAATAGCTTCGATATTCTCTGGCATCGCGCCTGTGTTCGTAACGCTGACTTTGATCTCGATTGGAACCTCAGTAGGACGTTGGTAATTCACCCTGTGGGTATACCCTAGACTGTCAACAACCTGAACTTCGGTATCTCCTACAGAACCGATCCCGAAAGGCTTGTTTAGCCAAATCGATTGTGCAACTTCGGTAGGAATACCGCCTAGCACGATTGGCATGAAAGAGTGCCCGGGAACGCCGTGAATGGGGTCTGGATTGTCCGTATCGTTCTCGATAATACGCACATCTTCTACTCCTTCAACGTTCAGCAGTCCGTCGATAAGGGACTCTAGGATGTTTGTTGCTTGGACAAACTTAGAGTTTCGGAACCTCTCGCGAAGCTCGTCATCGGTCTCCCTCATGCGTCCAGTGATGGCCGGCACAGGGTTGACTACACTGTCCCATCCTGCGATGGGAATAGAAATGGTGTCGATAGCTAGAGCCTGCTGAGGGACAGGTCCAATTACGTCGTCTACCGCGATACCAAGTTTTCTGACCTTCTGAATACTGAGGTTACTCACCTCTTCGAAGGTCTTGGTATTGAACGGATCGATTGGTACTATGAAAAGTATACCATTTTGCTCGTAGCTTGTCAAGGTATTTCCGTGATTAGCAGCTACATCAGCGGCCAGCCCAGCAAGAATACTATCAGAGGTCACAGTCCCGGAAGCGGGGCTTGTGTATTTGATCGATGTAGTGTTAATATCGTCAACATACATCTTGATTTCATAGGTCAGGTTATTCCCCACGGTCTGAGGGAAGATTCCCACACCAGAGCAGCCCTTCGGGCTAAGGATGACACCTTGAAGCAAGTGGAAAACTCGCCCTGTCGAACTGGAGATCATCTTAGCCGGAGGCGAGTTGATAACTGTATCAATGTTACCCTCTAGGATGACCTGTGCTCTGGTAGGGCGAGCCGGATATCTGCTAATCGCAGAGAAGGATACCAGATTGTCCAGAGCTACACCAGTGGCAGCCGAGGGGTTGAACGAGTTGTAAACCATCTGGATTACTTCCCAGATTGCCTCGTCCGATGGAGCAACTACACCGATAAGACGGCCAAGTGCCGAGTTACCCGATGTATCAACCTCGTCTCCTGTGGAAACTAGGTCTGCGAATACCTGAGACGCTACGTTCCTGTAGTCGGTCAGGATTTGGTCCAAGTCTTTGATCGTTAGACCTTCAGCCGTAATTCCAGCCATGTTAAACTCCTACCATTTGGAATGTGATTGGAAGAGACTCGGTGTTGTCAGTTGTTCTAACTGTAAACTCCATGGAGTATTCTCTTGTATGGGGGTCAATACCCGATTTCCAGCTAGTGATTTCGAGAACTCCCGGGTCTCGCATAATCTCCGATTGGAAGATAGCGTCAACTGCTGGAAGACTTCTCGATTTACCTAGAATTCTCTCGAAGTATGGGAGACCGATGCGGTCATCCAAGAACCATTCACCGAGGAACGTATATAGTTTGATCTTGAGGCGTTGAGCAACAATGTCCACCATCCTCTGAGTTACCGGACACTGCCCGTTTATAAAAACTAGATCGTGAGTGTCCGGGTTGACAAATAGGTCCATGATTTCTCCTTATGCCTGTGGTACAGCAGTAACACCGCCACCCGGCATAACACCGCCGTGTTTGTGCGTATGGAACGGAATACCATTGAATGTTGAGGTGCCGCCTGTCTGAACGTAATTGCCAGTATGGGCAATATTGCCATTCCATGTTGTATGGGCTGCATCTACCGTCAGAGAGGCACACTTAACGTTGACATTCTGAGCATTGATGCTTATAGTCTTGCGACTATTGATTAGAATGTCTCCATTGGCTTTGATTCTGACCTCTGCTTCCTGCCCTGTCATGAGGTTGTGAGCGATTGTCAGGTCTTTTGTATCGTGTGGCCAACTGTGTCTAGACGGGTCATTCATCGACCGGGGGAATGTGAACAGCCCCGGAATAGCGATGGCGTCCGCCATGTTGAACTTACGAAGATCGTTCGGTGTATGCGGCTGACCGGTTGCACTCCCTTTGAAAACGTCGATAGTCCTTTGAGAGAAAACGCACAGGACGGTATCTCCTACGTTCAATGGGAAGCTGATAAGAGTGTTAGCCGTCCCGGGCATTATAACAGGAACAGACAGAATCTCCGGTTGTTCTTCCGATGTTCCGTCCTTGTACAGATCGTTGACAACGGGACGAACATCGACAGAGAGGCGTCTAAAATCGTCCAGAACGCGCAGGACGACGCAAGGGATGGCTGTGTACTGCTTAGAGCCTTCTGTGGACGAGTGGAGGTTTAGAAGCTCCTGTAGGCCTGTTCTCCTCATTGGTCTATATCCTCTTGGTTAAGATCAGCACACCAACATTCGGTGTACCATTCGTTGTCTCTATATCCGCCTGAAATACGGACGTTGTTGATTCTAAACGTGCCAGAGAGCCTTTCCGACTCCACCCTGACAATAACGCCGGGGGTCAGCTCTGGGTTCAGGAGGCACTTGAACTGTACCCCTCTTCTGCGACGCTTGTCTTTCTTCTGAGACGTGCCGCTGGCACTGGCGTAGAATGGGATATCAATTAGGCCAGTCTCTTTGCTAACCAGAGGGGCCATCTGAACGCTCTTCGTTGTAGGGCCGTTCACATCTGTAACGTTTAACACGTTGCCGCTTATGTTCCACTCGATATTGTTAGCCTCGCACACGCTATTCAGGGCATCTTTAGCGAGGCCTCGTAGCTGGTAGCCATACATGATGGGGTTATTGCAGTTGAGGCCTGTGTAGGCTCCTCTATCGACTCCCGGCATCTGTAGACGAATCTCTTCGATAACGTCTTTTACAGTCTTACCCGGAGAGACTGTGCCCTTAAGCTTAGTCTCAGTTAGAGCAGTGTAACCCTCACCAAGAATAAGCTGAGTCACGTAGTCGTTTCCACTCTTTCTTGTGGATGTTTCGACAACATTACCATCTAGAACAACTGAAGTTCCAGCTTCTTTATACCCCACTTCTAGTCTGCAAGTGAGGTATTCGGTTTCAAGAAGGTTTAGAGTTGCAATCGACAGATTGTATATCTCAACAGTAGCCGAGTTGCCGCTCTTTTTGTTATCGGAGCTTTTAGAGATATCGAACCTGAACTGAAGTCCCTCTCTGTTAACACTCCCATCAGGATGAAGGTTTGTAATCTCCACTCCCTGACCAGACTCAGTATTACCGAGCGTCAATTTATATACTCTGTCGTATTGTCTCACTCTGCATCTTCCTCCAAATCAACATTAACATACAGAAGTTCAAAAAACTGAGGTACAATGTCGCTTGCATCGTGCTTGTACTGCACCTGTTCTAAGTTGACAGGCATGAGCAAGAAGTACCCATTAAACCCGATGTGCTGCATAGCGTAATCTGCAATTATCGGGTATTGTGGAACCAATGCCAACCCTGTTAGGATTGGATTAAGCTCCTCGTCGAATATGTCCATGTGCCACTGCCTAGAGCGGCTGTTCCAGTAGAATTGGAGGACACGGGAAATGCCCTCCAGAGCTACCGCGTATCTATACTTCCTATCTTGGTACAAAGGAAGTGTGTCGATGTAAGTCGTGCTCATTAATCACCTCGCAACTTGAGTTCTAATTTGAGCCTCTTTCATCTGGCTACGCTTGAATGTGGGAGAGTCTTGTCCAGTAGCGTTGCTAGCCCCTGTATCACCGTCTTTGGTGTCTCTCTTTTCCTTCTTGGCTGTCTTTCTTCCCTTGTTCACCCTAACTTCAATGTAGCGAGTGTCTGTGAATGTCACGGCCTCGATAGTCATTCTAGGCTGAATACTCTGTCCCGTTTCAGCATTCTCGCTGAACGACAGGTCAGTAAAGATGCACCTCTCAATTTGATCCCAGATGATACCGTCTCTAAAGTCCAGCAAGCTGAAGACCTCAGCGTTACGCTGCATGTCGATCAGTTGGCGCTCAATATCGTAAGCGACTTTATCACCCTTTTGAGGGAGGACAGTAGCAGACGGAATCTCAGGAGGAATAAACTGAGTAATAACTTCCGGGAAAATTCGGCTCGGATCAAATCTAGAAGTTGTGATAACAGCCGGCACACTGACCGGCTGAGTATTCACGAACTCTTTATTGTTGATCTTGTAAGTTTGAGCCTCGTTGTCGTTGATAACAGGCCTGTTCAGGTTGAAGTCTGCATCGGATACGATAGCAGTGAGCGTGAACACCGGGTTTTCAGTTGTAACGTGGTCTGTGATCTTCCCTCCCGTTTCAATAGGGCTGGAACTAACAGAACCACGGTATTGTCTTCCGAACTCAGTGACAGCATCGAACCAAATCAGGTCTCCGTTATCTCTCTTGATAGCAATTGTCATTGGGATTCCTTATAACTTGCCGAAGCTCTGGAGATTTCTTCTTCCAGCACGTTGCTTACGATCTCTCGTACGCGCTCTTGCGCTTCAGTCGTCATGACGTTACCCTGTGCATCGATTCCAGACACATTCAGATTGAAGCTAATATCGATAGCGCTCTTCTGTAGAGCACCTTCCATTTCACTTCTTACTTGGCCACGTTGCATCATATACCCAAACTGATCTGGTGTCAAGGATTGTTTTGCACGTGTATGAGTCTCAGAAGCAATGCTGTCTAGGTTCTGAGCTAGAAGTCTGTCGCTAATGAAAGCGGCTTCGTCCTTGGCTGCCTCCGGGTTGACCATAGCATACATTGTATCGATGTTCGACATGATTGTGCTTCGGTCACCGCCTGCCTCTGCAATCTTAGCATTTTTATACTTGTCAGCAATAGCAAAACGTTCTACAATGCCGTTGAAGAACTCCATAATAGCTGCTAGTTCCCGCATAGTGCTAACCAGCATTTCGTTAAGCTCTAGGCCCTTCAGGGCATCAGCTAGACCCGGGATAACAGCGAAGATTCCGTCTAGATTGGTTTTTAGTTCACCAGACGCTAGAGCCATCTTCTCGAAAGCTTCAGCAGCTTCGACGTTGTTGTTTATGAAGTCTCCGAATACAGAGTCCCCGCCTTCTAGGAAGACGATGAAGTCTTCGAGAACTAGAGCGCCCCAGCTGATAGCAGAGATCAACCTGCCCATAGGGGTCAGCAAGGCTAGGGTTTGAGCCGTGGTAAGAGTCAGCCCTGTGCCGGTCATGTTGAACTGCTTGGCAATGTTCTCCCACTGGGAACCAAGCTCCCCTCCGATACCGACCAGAGCGTTGACAGGTCTCATAAGAGCTTCGAACCCGCCACCAAGTGCAGTCACCAGAGGAAGCGCTTCTTTCATGCCGTCAGAGGCGATCTTGAAGAAGTCACTCATACCTCTATCGAATCCGCCAGCGGCGAATGCTTCGATAGTGCGGTTCCATCCGAACTGGAATCGACCTTGCTGAGCTGCGGTGCCTTGCATAGCAGCATCCAAAGCGCCACCTTTACGGGCTTCTTCAGCGAGAGTTCTGGCAAATGGAATCAGGGCATCACTTTTAAGCTTCCCGTCTTCCATCGTTTTCATCAGTTCCGCGATAGTCATGTCTTGAGACTTGGCCATCAGAGCTACAGCAGCGGGGAATCTTTCGGCCAACTGACCTTTCAATTCTTCGGACATAATCTGCCCTTTACCCATCATCTGCTCAACCGCTCGGAAAGAGCCTTTCATCGCTTCGCCGTCAAGGCCCATCACTCGACCATATTCAGCCATAGACTGGAAGATGCTGTCAACTTGTTCCTTGCTGAAATCCGATGCCTGTCCAGCAGCCATCATCTTAACATAGGAGCTGCCGAGTGCTCTGTCGTCGAGACCTAGGCGTTGAGAGATATCACGTAGGGTAGCTTGCAGTTCTTGGCCACCTTGTACTCCGCCTCCGACAGCTTGCATCGCTAGCCGCTGACCTTGAAGTTCTTGGTTTGCACGGTTAAGCTGCATGATGGCGAATGCACCACCGAGCCCGGGAATGAATCCTCGACCCCAGCCTGCCATTTCAGCTCCGATTCCCATTCCGACACCTTGCCTCACATGCCCAGCGCCACCTCTTGTACCGGTAGGGCCTCGGACTGTAGAGTCTAGGTCTACGCGGATTCTAACTTCGCGTCTGATTTGCTCAAGAACGTCTTGAATCTCTCTGCGTAGGTGGGCACGGTCCACAGACAGCCTAATTTGAGGCGTAGCAACCGAAAGTCCATTCAGCCTACCCTGTACATCCCTCAGAGTGTTTCGTGCATTGTGGAGCAATTTAGAGCGGCTAATATCGGCGTTGATGTGAATCTTAAACCGGCTCTCAGTTCTCTTCTTCCATTCATGGAGAGTGCGAGTAGCCTGAGCAAGTCCTAGCTCGACAGGTAGGTCTACTTTGGTCTGGCCTAGAGCAGTCTTGACAAAGTTTTTCTGGTCTCGGATACCGCTGAGGTCAAGACGAACAGACTTCAGTCTGATAGGCGTAGCATTTAGGCGCTCTTGAAGTTTCTCAGAGATAAGCCTTACAGCCGCAGAGTCGACTGCGATGTTTTTCAGTACGACTCGTTGCGTTGCTGCTTTAGCCAGCTCTTCTCTTAGAGCCTTGGTATCTAGCGTAAGCTTGACACCAAACTTCTTGTTTGTTAGCTTAGAGAACTCTCTTAGTCTCGATTCAACCCCTGCAAGTTTCTTATCGAAAGCAGTGAGAGGACGAGAGTCGACTGTGAATTTAAGTTCCCCTGTTAGCTGGGCAATCTTTTCTGTTATCATTTCTTATCCTTCTCTGCGTGCTCTTTTGCAACCTGAGTGATCGTATCGTGAACGTCAATGATCTCTAGAATATTATATAGGTCTTCTGTTGTAAGCACTGTATTCAGTGCTTCATACGTTGTAAGCTTGAGAGGGTGAGTGGTGGCCACATAAATCTCCCAATGCTGCGAGAACTTCTGGTGGGCCTCCATAACCCTCCGATCACTCTGAACTCGGTCAGTAGTGACTGAAGTCTCGGATTGCCCATCCCCAGCCTTTATGCTGTCGGTGCCTCTGCGAAACCGATTAGAGAAAAAACCGAGCCGAAGTTGAACTCGATAACGTCCTTGGTTAGAGCGTACAGAAGATCGTACTTGCCGGCGAACTCATTGTCGAAGTTAATAGCCATGGAACCTTTGAACACGGTAAGCATCAGGTTCTGGATAAGGTTTTCTACAGGAACCTTGTCGATGTTTTCGAACAGTTCCTTCATGGCTCCTGCAAAGTCATGGTCAGCTTGGTATTTTGCAAGAGACGGACCGAGCAGGCTGGTCAGTTGCTTAAGAACACTGATCCCGCGTGTTGCAGGAAGCAGGTTGATAGTGTATTCTGTCCCATTGTGGATGACAGTACGTTGATTTCCGAACATGTGTACTCCTTATCTCTGTTATCGTAGGTAGCTTAGGGCTCCTTGGACTGTTCCAAATACATCGAAGCCTACTTGCTGGTTTCCACCGACAGTACCATCTGTCCAGTCTAGAACATCGATAGTCCAGACCCGGTTCTGAATTCCGTCAGTGAACGTTATGTTTGGGTATCCGTTGACGTAGGCGTTGTCTGTGCTCATCATAGTGTTACCCCTTGTATCCTTCACGGACAGGGTAATACGAGACGATTGAGTCCTTCTGTCTTGCTCTACCAGAGAGAAGAAAGCGTCGTTAGATACCGAGGTCTGTAGAAGCTCCAGTCGTAGCTGAGCTGCTAGGTCTTTGTTGAAGACTCTGGTATGGTGCCCTCTGATTCCTCGCACCAGCGTGTAAGGCTTGGACAGCCACGTCATTTCAAACGAAACAACGCCAGTTAGAGCATAGCCACAAAGGACAATTTTAACATCCGCTGGGCTATATGTCAATACCGTATTGGCCATATTAGAATCCTCCAAATTGAGTCAGGGCAGGAAGGAGCGAGCTGCCAAGCAGAATCGCTTGCTCGACGAGACTTTGGTCTACGTTTCCGCCGATGTTCATAGCCACCTCAGAGCACCCTAGAATCCAAGTGCGGGTCTCCAGTTGTCCAGAGAAAGACACCCGTGGCAAATCTTCAATCCACGCAGTGAGAGCGAGGAAGCTAGTGGAGCCTTTTGTGTCCTTAATCATGAGTGGGAATTTTCCCATTCGGGTTGCAATGTCCACGTTGTATAGCATGGAGAGAATGTCGTTAGTTGGCGAGGACTGCATGATTGTCAACTCTACTCGCCAGCCTTGGTCCTTGTTGTAGACCCGGGCGATTTCTCCGTCCATCGATCCGTGCTTGATGAAAGGCTTAATATCTTTTACAATTCTGATAAACTCTCCCTCTGCGTACCCTGTCACGGAATGGATACCAGCGAGAGTTACAACCACGTCACGCGGCGAGTAGGTGGTAATCAATTTCTATCCTCCAGAAACAACAAAGGGAGCCACCCGTTAAGGCAGCTCCCCGTCGATGTGGCATAAGCGCTATATTACAGCCAGCGCTGGTCTAGTGTGACACCTAGGTTACGAAGAGTATCCGCATCACCCGGGCTCAGCTTGGCGTTACCGCCGATTAGAGTTTGCAGGTTGTGTGCATGAATAACCCAATCGCGTGTCTGCATGCTGTTCGAGAAGTTAGAACCCGGAACAACACCGACATAGGCGTCATCACTGAAGTAGTCGGAACGACCAGAGTTGTCTTTAACGTGGATTGTGAACAATCCCTCAGACGAACGACGGGCGTCGTCGTAGTTGTAAAGAGCAGTCAGGAAGTCGTTCGAAGGCGAAGTTTGTTGAAGGCTAACAGTTAGAGTAGCAGACTTAGAGGCGTTGTAGACGCGAGTCGATGTGTTGTCGGCTCCGGTATACATCACGTAAGTGTCAGCGTTTCTTTCAATGTTAACGATACTGTCTTCGCTGAATCCGCCGAGAACCATGCTCTCACCAGTTGCAGGGTGAGTGATGACAATGGTAACATCGGCTGGAGAGAATGTAGCTAGACGTTGAACAGCCATTTATGAGTCTCCTTATGGGAAGGACCGTCTTTAGACGGTCACAGTTCCACGAATGTGTACGAAGTGAATGGCACCGGCCAGCCGGGCTTCAAACTCGATGCCTTCGAAGATACGTTGGGCTCTCATGTTCGGAGACATAGAGAGAACGTCTGGGACGAAGACTTTAGGAGCCGGAGCTTCAGCTAGGCCGCCAACACGAATTCCTTCGTTAAGCTGGGCTCTGATTTCCGATTCCAGAATTGTTGCACCAACAGCGTCGTAAGGGATTTTCTTGGAGTTGGCCATGCGGAACCACAGACGCTCGGTCATGCGGGCTTCCAGCCAATCTACGAAGATCATTACGTCAATCCATTCACCACCGGCCATAGCCCCACCGAATGTACGGTTGACACCACCAACACGCTCGAACGTGGTAACGTTCTTGTTCTTCAGGTTGGTAGACTCGGTTGGAGTCAGACGGTAGGCGTCTACAGCGGCCAGAGCTTTATGGGTCCATGTGTTGCTACCCGGTTGCTCTTGCAGTTGGTACCCTACCCAAGCACACTCAGGGAATTGAGCGTCAGCGTTTGGATGGTAAATTAGAGCCGTACGTTGGAACCCGGCAGCAACCAGACGAGAAGCAATGTCATTCTCTGCGGAAGTCTTGGTGTTAGCCTGAGCAGTGGCTCCGATAAACACTTTCTTGGTGCCCTCGATATGAGTAGCTACTGCCATGATATCATCATCGGCGTGGCTGTCAATGCTCAGAGCATACCATTCGTCGTTTTCTCCTTGAACTGCTGTGATAGCAGCCGGCCAACCTTCAGTAGAAGGAGCAGCAGCCATAGTCAGGTTAGAAGAAACCTTCAGGCTCCAGTCTCCGTTCGAAGCGACAGTCAGAGTTCCGTCTTCGTTGTCAGTTACGGTAACGCCAACAACAGGGGTAACATCATATGCAGCTTTTAGGCCAGTTGCAATCAGTGTAGCGGTGTCGGCTGGCTGACTAACATAGCTGACAGGGAGGCCATTGACGGTCAGAACGTAGCTCTGTCCTTCCTGAACAACACTGACAGAAACGGTGGCAGAAGGAACTTGTCTGCGTCCAATAACTAGGCTGCGAGGCTTGAGAGCTTGACCGAAGTAGCGAACAGCGGCAAGATATGTTGGATCGGATTCTCCGAAGTCTTCAGCGACACCTTTCAGGCTGTTGTAGACTCTGGCACGTTCCGAGAAGTTTGTGTGAGAAGCGATGAACAGAGGAACGTTGAAGTTTGTCTGTGCGACAGCAGCAGTCTCACGGCTGATCTGAATGTCAATTACATCAGTAAGAACAGTCATTCCTGTCTCCTATTAGTGTTCGAAGTTTATGTCGATGTGGGACTCAATAATGTGACCCGGGCGACCAGCGTCATAATAAACGCCGTGAATATCAGCCCCAGCAGCAAACTCTTGAGTTGTGGTCTCTATCACAGAGAATCCAAATTCACATGTCACTTGATAGAACATGTACATATCTGTCTCTCTTAGCATAGGAACTCGTCTTGTGCTAGGGAGTTTGAAAAGGGATAGATTGAACTTTCTTTGAGCAGCGTGTCCTGCTGGAGTACGCATTGCCCGAGTAATCGCCATTGCCATGTCAGAGACACTTGCTGTCTCTCCATACTTGCCAATCAGTTCGAATACGACCTTGGCTGCGAAGTCCTGTTGAACTTGAATAGTTCCATGCGAAGGACTAATGGGATCGCTCATATTGGAGACATTTTCCCTTCCCAGTTCATCCAGCCTCTTAATGTCGATAGCCAGATAAGGGGTTTGTGGTTCCTGATTATTCGTGTAAGCTTGAATTACACGCCAATCCGGGAACAACTCTTTGATCATAAGATAGAGGGAGTTTTCTAGCTCTGTGTGGATCATGCTGTGCTATTCCTCTCTACTCTCATACAAATCGCTTTGTAATGGTTTAGGATTCCCATCGAATAGTTGATGACTTTCATCACCTCGTACAGCTCACCTTCCCAGATAAACCTATCAGCACTCCACCCTCCCGGGCCTTCCTTTAGCTGTCGAATCTCTTCGCCTCTGGAATACACCTTGAAGCAAGCTTTACTTCTGTCGGCTTCTGGAAGGATACGAGTGTCTGTCGATTTCTCGATAGGTTGAACGTTAGCTGTGATTGTTACTACTGTCTCAACTGGAGGAGTAGGTCTTCCAAAACCGTCGTCTCCGGGCTGTCCTCTTCTAATCAAGTCTAACTTGACGAAATTGGTCATGGAGAAGGTAGGATAGAGCATTATTGCCTCCGATGGATTTGGAACTTGACAGACTCAAGCATCTTTCCAGTATGGAATAGAGGATCGTTAAATCCTTTGTAAGCTGCCCATGCCGGACTGTTAGAGCCCGGATAGTCGTCAATGTTAACTTGCATCTGCTCTGCAACCATTTTACCCAATTTCTTCAGAAGAGTATTCGTCTGCCTTCCATCGCGTAGGACGTTCTCGAACGTGGACTTCATTAGTCTTGCGTAGTGGAATTGAGATGTGAATTCTTCAAAGGTTGGAGCCATGAATGGCCGGGTTGGGTTGCGAGTAGTACCGAATTCGTTGTAAGCTGCAACTTGTGCAACTGGTAGGTTTCCATTTTCAGAACCATATCGGTCCTCGGGGAAGAAACCAACTTCTACCGTTGTTCCGTCTAGAGCCTCCACCCTCTTAATCAAGGATGTGAGGCGACGGCGATCTGTTTTAAAACTGAAGCTTGCCAAGATAATCACACCCCATGCTAAGGTCTTGAGGACCGGGGTTGCACTGGTTGTAAAGCTTCTCCCGTCTTGCAAAACCGATGTAGAATTCCCGTGTTACGTTGTCGGGGTCTAGGTCATTAGCCAGCATATCCGATTTGGAGATACCGCCAGCATATGGCACGGCCAAAGAAATTGCAATATTCGGGTCTTTGAGAATGAGCTGAAGAGCTTTCAAGTAGTTGTTGAAATACTCAGCACCATATACTTCGATATCACCTGTGCGTTCTCTCATTCCCCTTGTCAGGCGGAAGAGCATCATACGCATAAGTTCAAGTGCGGCTCGTCTTTCGTTGCCTTCGTTCTTGTCCAACACCCATTGATAGGTTTCGTCGGAAAGCATCGGAGGCTCCCACACGTCCCCTACAATCTCTCGTAGACGGTCGATAGGGTTGTTTGCTGGATCACCAGTGTAAGCCATTTTGGTACCTCCTACGACGAAAGGGAGGCCGAAGCCTCCCTGAAGTCTTTACGCATTCACAGTGCCGCGAACGATCATCTGTGGACGACGCAGAACGTGGATGAAGTTGGACTCGGTTTCGATCAGGATCGAACGACGGTCTTCAGCCATACGCTCGGTAGCGTACAGTTCTTTACCCAGAGTTCCTAGGTCATCGAAAGTGCTGCCCGGGCCGAAGTAACGAGCGAACAGGTCACCGCTGTCGGTTGGGATGAAGTAAGCATCGCCAGCCGGGATCAGACGGTTGCCGTACGGGTCAACGCCACGGTATTCGATGAAGTGAATGTTTCCGAAGTAGAACTCACGGAAGCGAAGGTCCAGACCGCGAGCGGTTAGACGTTCACGCCAGTATTGAGGACTAGCTTGGTAAGCTTTGTAGAACTCTTTGATGCTCGGATGGTTAATCAGGGCAGTGAAGAACTCAGGAGAGCACAGGGCAACGAAGTCGCCACGGATCAGACCGTCTTGGCTGTTGTCTTGCATATGGACGAAGATTTCTTCGGTCTTGCCCATAACGTCAGCGGTAGGGTTGGTCAGGTCGAAGCCGACAACCTTACGAGTTTTACCCATCAGGTCGTACCAGTCGTATTCGATGGTTCCGGCTGGGGCGTAGCTCTTACCAGTTACGATAGCGCTAACGGAAGCAACTTCAGCAGTGTTGGCCCAGTTGCGACGGATGGTTTCCAGCTTACGAGCACGAACCTCGTTCAGAGTTTCTTCACGGTCAGCACCGAAAGCGCGCTTGCCTTGAATGTCTTCTGGAGTGATGTAGTCGTCTTGGTTGAAGTGCGGAATCGCGAAGGCACGCAGTTGACGACGTTGGTCGCTAGCAACTTGGTGACGAGTTCCACGGATGGCATCCTTAACCAGACCGTAGCGAGTTTCGATCTCTTCGAACTGGACAGTGTTCTGAGTCACACCTTCACTTGTGAAGACGCCCATGTTCTCAACGAGGGTCCAAGTGTTCGGGATGATAAGCAGGTTTTCAGTCTGGTCGGCAATGTAGAATTGACCATCGTTTAGGTAGGAACGGGTGTTAGCCATTTTTAAAGTTACTCCTAGTGTTTATTTACTGGAACGACCCCCGCTTACGCGAAGGTAACGTTCTCGAATGCGCCTTCGATCTGGTCAACGGCGAAGATGTTCTTGGCTTTGAAAGCTTCAAAGACGGTAGCTTTATCAGCGTCGTCAACGTCAGCACCGAAGATAACAGCCTTGGAGCCGATCTTGGCAAAACCGCGAGCAAGGACGACAGCGTGGCTCATCTGAGCGTTGGCATAGTCGTGCAGGTCGGTCATTAGGATGTAGGTAGCGTCGGCGATAGTAGCCTTAGTTACCAGCTTGCCAGTGCTGTCTAGGACAGAACCAGTTGTTTTAACATCAATGTCAGCGACAGGCAGAGTTTCGCGAGTGTAGAACAGGCCACGGTGGCCCATTTGTTCTTCTTTCAGCCAGTTGCTAAGACGCTGATGATCTTTTGCGATAATGTTTTGAGCCATTTGGAATTCCTCTAGATTGGCTAGATATTACTTGGAGCCGTGGCGAGCTTTCAGGATAGCGGCAACACCGGCGACAACAGAGTCGTCTTCTTCCCCAGCGCCCGATACACCTTTCTCGACAAGCATGTCATTTTGGTCAGCAGCAGCTTTAAGAATGCGGAGCGTTCCTACTGTTTGTGCAAAAGCTTGATCGTCCAGAACTTCCAGAGACTTGAAAGTATCTTCTACTTGGTCAGCCGGGAGGACTTCAGCCAGTTGCTCTTTACGGGCTTTGGTGATAGCAGCGGTTTTCTCTGCCTCAGCAGCCTTGACAATTTCACGAAGAGCTGTAAGCTCTACATTAGCGGCGTCTAGTTGCTTCTGAACTTCTGCAACAGCAGCGGCACCAGCAGCTTTTTCAACTGCAACAGCGTCAGCTAGAGCTTCTAGGTGGGCCGATTTCAGGATAGTTTCCATGTTGGTAATCTCCTTGGATGGATTTTCATTGGATTGCTCGGAGACTACCTCCAGAGCCTTTTCAAGCAGTTCCTGATCCTGTTTAAGGGAAAGGGTCTGCTCAGGGGTAAGCTCGGAGAGAGCTTGATTCAGGTCAGCCGATTTATAAACCGACTTAAGAATGGACATAGACTCGACCCGCTGGTCGATCCAGTCTTTGTGATCTAGTTCTGGATACTCCGTTCTGCCATATCCCATGGCAACAGAGAGAACTTCGGCATCGTCATAATACATCCCGAAGAACTTACGAAGAAATTCAGGGAATTGCATTGTGACTGTAACTTCAGCAGCTTTATCGATAAGCTCTTCAGTTACGCCATTGGTAGCTTTTGTGATTAGAGTAGTGTGCCCGTTGGCTGCACCACCTTGAAGCTTACTGACCAGAGCGACGTGAGCACCTTCGTGTTCAAACTTGATATCGGTCAGTTTACGTTTTGCTTTTACGGTCATTCGATATCCTCGACTGTAGCTCTGGCACCGATAGAGACGCCTGTGAATTCGCCAGATTTAACGCCTTCCCACAGTGTATCGGCTACTTCAGAGCCCTCTGGGAAATGCCACCACTGAAGCCATGTACCTTTCTTGATCTCTCTTCCGTCGTCAGTTGTGAATGCGGATGGAGCGATGAAGGACTGGACAATCTCAGCTTCCTGTGTTTCAATCTTATGGAAGATGTTAGCTACGTTGCAATGAGTATTGAAGTTGATGCAAGCTTTCTCTACTTCCTCTTCGGAGTATGTGTCTGCGTGGAGGTCGGTCGTGGAGTCGCCCTCTTGGGGCTCAAGAACGACAAACAAAGCCATCCTCTTCTCATTATCTAGGGACTTTGTGACCTCTACAGCCGGGGCTTGCTCCGCCTTAGCGGGAGCCCCGAAAGCATTGCTGAGAGCTTCAATAACACTTTCAAGAGTCAGCATTCTGTCTCCTTATGCGTTATTTGCAGCAGCATTGTCTCTGCCGGCTGCGGATGTTGATGCACCATTACCTAGTCCTGCTTTACCTGCTTGAGACTGACCTCCCATGATGTTATCCACATCAACAGGTTCGTCATCTGGTCGAGGCTTAATCTTGAGAGCTTTGCGAATCTTGTTGTAAACCTCACGGTCACGTTCAAGACCACCGACAGAACCGATTCTCTGAATCCCTTTCGAGAACTCTTCTAGATCGATTTCATCTAGCTCACCGTATTGCAGCTTCGGCAAGTCTGGACTATAATCACCGTTCAGTGCGAACAGCGTAGGAATGAGTTTATTATCTAGTACGTCTTTGATTTCGCGGAGCCGCGATTCAATCGCCATAGCCATGATGTTAGTCTTGGCACCAGCTAGAGAGTAAGAGCCAACTTGGTCCTGACCCATCTTCAGCATATCGGCAAACAAGGCTTGCAGAATTTTGTTGTCCCAGCGACGAATGATGGCATCTGTATCATACATCTTACTGCCCTGCGAAGAGGTCAGTTCGAATTTGAACAGAGGTTGTCGGCTTTCTGGGTCAAACGCTTGAGGAAGGATAAGTCCAGATTGTTCATTCATTTGAATGTTACGAATTACTCGCTTGTAGTATTCGTAGACTGCACTCTCAGCTTCTGTAGCATCTTCGGACATATATCGAGGAGGCAGATAGAGCGTAGGCATACCGTTCATATCGCGTGTTACGCCAACGGACTCTTGCTCTTCAATCTCTACTCGATATCTCCAAGCGTTATAGCACGCACGGAGAGGGCTGTTACCTTCAGGACTGTCACGTTTAGCATCGACCCGGAAAAGAAGCATCTTCTTAGCTGGAATCTCTACAGTTCCGTCCTTATTACCTAGGTTGACGTAACGGTCGCCATTGACAACATTGGCAAGACTTTGCTCACACCCTAGGAAGTTTCTACCGTCTTCAGAGTACAACCATTTGGTGATAGTAGACTGAGAGCGGATTGGCAACTTTTTAATACCGAATTTGTTGTCATTGTACTTCGATACAGGGTATCCTTCACGTCGCTTAAACACCATTTCATGTACGGAGAATCCGTAGGTGTAGAAGCTAGTAACCTCTTTGATGAAGGAGTACCAACTGTGCTCCATGTCATGCATGCACTCTTTCAGGAATTTACCACGGGCCTTCATAGCCTCGTCGGGGTCAACTCCTAGATCAACTTCCCAGTCAACCCTGCTCATCATCATTTCGAAGAGATCAAGAGCTGATTTGATGGTAGGGTCTTCTGCCATCATTTGGAATGTTCTGCATGCCCTAGGGAACCGAAGTTCTGGTCGGCGTTCTTCCAGAATAGTACCATTGACTTGTTTAAGGCCTGTACTACCAATCTCGCCTAGGCGAAGTCGCGGGATACCCGGTGCTGTCTTTTCAGTCTCGGCCATCGCCGCCTCCTATTAATTTAGTTTGAATTTGTTGGATTGAGTCATATCAGGCGGTAGGAAATCAGGGATAATCAAGCTGCCAAGGGATAGAGCATTAAATGCATCTGATGTAGCGTCAACTTGGTCATCTTTGATAGCCTTACTTCCGTCGAATCGCTCAAGTTCATCGAAGTAATCTTCGTTCCAATCTCCCGCAACGACTTGCACTGATTTAGTTTCAGCTACAGATACGAACGGGGCGAATCGAGTAACTTTCGATTTGTTAGTTGTCTTCGGTCTGGCGTGGAATCCATGATCCGCTAGGTCTCTAATTAGCTGGGCAGCATAAGCTTTACCAGCAGCACCCGGGTCACATGGGATTTGAATTTCAACGTCTTGACCGTCTTGCTTGGCTGTTTCTAGGATGAGGTCGAAAACACCTCCGAACAACCTACGCTCTCTGACAACATCCTCGACAGTGAACAAGCCTTCTTTTGTACGGCTCATTAGCACGCCGGCTGTCCAGTCGGGGTTTCTGTTAGTTTCAGATTCAATGCTACCGCTGATGTCCCATGCACGTACCCTTTTAAGCACCCGTAGAGGCGGATGGGGAACGATTTGGCACCAGTCCCTTGTGAAGTATCCAGCTCCCTCTTCTCTAGCGTGCCAGCTACCGTCTAGGAGCTTTTCACGTTCTACCCTAGGAAGGGCTTCAAGGTTAGCTACATACTCAGGGTCGTTGAGCATCAAGATTGGGTTATCGAAACAGTTAGCCGCGATGAATTTGAAGCTGATAGGCTTCACCTGATCTTCATCGTCAGGCGCTAGACTGGGATTACCATGAAGGGCAATGCACTCTTCCTTGGTGTCTCCCCAGAACATCTTACCGCCTTTGCGTACAAACCAGCGAGTTACGCCGGAGCGCTCAGGGATCGGGATTCCTGTGTCAGGGTCTAGCCACCATTCAATCCATTTACGAAGGAACGAATTGTAATCAGGGTTACATGTAATCTTCATGTGCGGAACAACCGAGCATTTCGGGTTACGCATACGAGAGATAAGGTATGTCACCATGCCTTCTGTGAACTGCTGACCTTCGTCGACTAGGAACTTACTAACCTCCCAACCTTGGAAGGAGTCTTTGTCAGATTCTTGTTCGAAGTGTCGAAGGAAAATAACTGCACCAGAAGAGAACACAAACTTGCCGTCTTTGTCTTTCCACTTGACTTTAGGGTCAACGAGCTTGAATAGGTCTGTTGCTTTTTCAAGCAGACCGCCCGGGCCTTTAATCTGAGGAGTGGTACGACGAGTCATTACACCTCGGAAGTTAGGATCATGGATATATTTCATGAAGTCCATTACACCGAGATAAGACTTACCAGCACCAGCAGCACCACCGAATACGGTGATCTTTGCATCGCTGTCTGTGAACTCTTTCTGTTTGAAAGATTTTGGACCAATAACATGAGGGCTGAGATCGAAATTCTCTCTGGCCTCTTTAAGCGCTAGCGCGATTGGTCCGAGTTTTTTATCAGGAACCTGCGTGTTTTCCAT